TTTTATACTCCTTTGTCCGTATAGCCGATAACACAGCTTTAATTTTTATTTGTTGATGTCTATCCATCCGCCGTTTAATACACAATAGAGTTGTTTGATTGTAATTTTACTTGCTTTAAGGACTTTGTTCAAATCCTTAACGGTTCTGATATTCAGCTTCTTTTTGCAAAGATAACTGAATTCTCTGAAATCATAAACGCAAAGCATCTTACTTCACCTCCTTTGTGTTATCCACATATTTCCACCACAAGCGCGCCAGCTTAAAGTAAAGCACCTCGTAGTTCTTTTTCAGCCTGTCGATTGCCGTTGTGTCGTTCAGACACAATTGAACAGTTACGTCATCAATGAGGTCCTTTAATTCCTCATCATCCGTCTGATCATAAACCCGATCGAGAAACCGTACACAGGCTTTTGCAGCCTTTTGTTCAGCTGTTTTAGGCTTGGGAGAAGCTTTCGGCTTCTCTTCTTCTGGGAATACGATATGCAGATGAACGAGCATTTTATCATTTTCTTTCAGACGCTGAATGGACATATCTTTTGCCCACGTAACGCCACAAAGACGTTCTTTGCACATAAATCTATATGTGCAATTTGAACAACATTGATCATATAACTGTTCAACGAGCTCTCTGCTGTTTGCCTTGTTTATCATGTTGGCAAATTTCTCTTGATAAGTATTCATAACAAACCTCCATTGGTTGTGCGAGGTACGTTGCCCTTTATCGCAATCAACCGATTTGTTTATTGGAACATCCGTATTGTTAAGCGGTACGGATGCAAACTCCGCTTTGCCTTCAGCAGTCAACACTGTTACATATTTCCAATATAAACACATTGGTTTTCTCCACTTACGCTGGTACTTCCCCCGTGTTTCCTGCTCGCAAACGCACCGTTTTTTGTATCGCAACGTGCGCAGGAAATCCATACGAGGTATCACCCAACGTATTGGAACGGAAATGCAACTATTCCGCTGTCGCCGACTTTCTTTATTGACCTGTCGGACATTTTCTTTCGCGGTCTACCCAAGTTCAACATCCACCAACTTGAGACGGTGTTTCTTGCATAACGGGATGCAAGTCCCATTGAAGATACTTAACGCTTGCTTCAACACAAACGAGGCTCAACCCTATACCCAAGGGGATACGTTCAACAGCTGCGTATCATCCTGTCCTCTGCATTTACACGGGCTTGGAACCGTCCTTGGCTGCATTACAGAAGTGTTTTTAACGTGGTTATCGCTTCCACGTGTGAGGTTAATAATATTTAATTACTACACCTTCTACGGTTTCACCGCAGTAGGTTTCACCACCGTTGATGTCGAATTCTTTGAATTCGGCTGACTTAACTTGCCTACACTCGTTCAACGCGTGTGCAAGCGAACGAGCAGGAACACAATGGAGATTGCATCCAAGGCAAATGTTGTATTCGCGACAAAGGTTTTCAATCTCGAATTCATCATAGAATTCTTTACGATTTTCTTTGTCAGTTACGATGATGTCAGCGAGCGTTCTCGCGTCTTCGAGGTTAAGTAATAAAATAATGTCTCCTTTCTCGTCCGAGCTTAACTCCCTTTCGGTGAGTATCATCGAAACGAAAGACAATGGTAGACGCTTGATTAAGGACAAACGTCTGAAAACCTTGGTTCACCAACGAGTCGAATATTTAATTACTCGAACGTTTGTGTGCGTATAATGAACGGTTCGAAGTGCTCGTTCACCGTAACGACACTCATCTTTCAACAAAGATTTTAAATCTTCGTTGGAAGCCAAACGACCATTGATGTAGATAAGATTCATCATCTTAAGCATGAGATATACCTCCTTTAAAGTGTATTTGTATATACTAAAATGTATATACAAACTGTAATATACATTTTTTAATATATATTTCATTTTAATATATATATGTAGTGATCTCCATCCCTTTTGAAACCCAAAAAACTCAAATTTCCCAAAAAACCGAAAATTTTTCGCTCCCGCTCGCCCCACCCCAAAATTTCCCAAAAATCCCAAAAAATTCGAAATTTCCCAGCCCCGTTTTCTTCCGTGCCTCCCGCACACGGGCGTAAATAAAAAGCCCGCACATCTCGTGCGAGCCTCATATCAAATATTTAATTTAAACTCTATCCATTTCGATTTTTACATCTCTGTTGTTATCATTTAAAACTTTAAAAAACAACAAAAGATTTTCTGCTCTTGCTTCAAGCATTTTAATATACATTGGTTCAGAAGAGGCAACATATTCACCATTTTTAAACAAATAAATATTCATACAATACGTATTCATTTTTACATCTGGAGCCGTACAATCATAATTTATTTTACAAATCCCGTCTTCGCCTTCTGTAAACACACAAAATCTATCTTTTCGTTCACAATATCCTTTCATTAATCTTTCTCCAAAGCAGTAAAAAATATTTCTGTCTCCCAATCATAATCTTTTAGAAATAATTTCGAGATTGATGTTATAGGAAAATCTGAAAGATTGCATTTCCAAGATTGTTCTTGTTCATCGAGTGTTGATTGAAAAAGCATATACCATTCAACATCCTTTAAAAATAAGTAATCACCTATTTTCGCTTTTAACACAACTTTTTTCAAAGGAAGATATTCTCCGTTATTTTCTTTTAATTTTGGTGTCATTACAAATTTCAGTTGTTTTTCGTCATCTGAATTGTATTCTATACAATCGTTAGGAAATTTTTTTAAAATAGATTTATTTAATTCTTCTAACGCTTTAAAAAATGTCATTATTTCTTACCGTCCAATTCACAAATGATTTTGTCGATTTTATGTGCGACTTCAATAAAGTCTTTTGCTGTATATCCTTTCGTTGTCATTGCTGCTGTTCCGATTCTTATACCGCTCGTATCTTTTGGGCTTCTGTTTTCGTTCGGGACACAATTCTTGTTTAATGTGATATTATTTCTATCGCATGCTTCCTGAACCTGAAGACCTGTGATTGCTGGATGGCTGTAACGCAAATCTACCAAAAATAGATGGTTGTCAGTCCCGTCTGTTACAACTTTATAACCGAGTTTTTTAAATTCTTCCGCCATAACTTTGCAATTCAGAACAACTCTTCTGATATAATCTTTATATTCTTCCGTGCAAGCTTCCTCCGCACAAATAGCTTTACCCGCTATAATGTGTTCGAGTGGACCGCCTTGACTTCCAGGAAACACCGCGCCGTCAACAGATTTTGCGAGTTCTTTTTTGCAGAAAATCAATCCGCCTCTCGGACCGCGAAGTGTTTTATGTGTTGTCGTTGTAATAATATCTGCAACACCAAAAGGTGATTGATGAACACCTGTAGCTACAAGTCCTGCAATATGAGCCATATCAACCATAAAATAAGGAGTCTGATATTCCTTATTTATTCGCTCTCTGATTACAGCGGTTGCTTCGGTAATCATCAGTCTGATTTGTTTGAAATAAATTTCTCTCGAATATGCGCTCGCGCCAGCAAGGACAAGTTTGGGCTGATCTGAAATAATATGATTGTAAATATTTTGATAATCAATTCTACCGTCTTTGTCGGTATTATAAAAACTCATATTATAAAGCTTTCCGCTGAAATTGACAGAAGCTCCGTGAGTGAGATGTGCACCGTTGTCAAGCGACATCGAAAGTATTTTGTCGTGCGGATTTAGAACTGACATATAAGCTGCGAAGTTAGCTTGTGATCCGCTGTGCGGCTGAACATTTACGTGGTAATCTGTTTTGAATACCTTGCGCCACATATCGCAGCAATATTCTTCGAGATTATCTACGTTTTCACATCCGCCATAATATCTCATTTCTCTGCCAGAATATCTATGCGTTGGATAACCTTCAGCATATTTGTTGGTAAATGCGCTTCCGCAAGCCGCTTTAATTGCATCGGAGCAAAAATTCTCCGAAGCAATAAGCTCGATTGTTTCGCTCTGTCTTTTTAATTCATCTTTTAGGAAGATTCCAACTATGGGCGATGACTTTTGAATAATTTTTAAATTTTTCTTATCATATTTATTGTTCATTTGGAACCCACCCGTATTCAGTATCATAAACAAACGAAACATCTTCCGTTTTATCTTTCTTCGTCCATTCTGGATGATCGGAATGGGCTTCGCCTTTATTACGATTAATATTATTCATAATCGTTTCGATTTCTTCCTGCGTAACGTTGTATTTCTTTAAATTTTGCTTTTGTTTTTCTCTGTAATCTTTAAAAAAATTAGCCATATAAAATTATTTTTCCCACCATGTTTTCTTGACATTTACAATATAATCGATTTCACATTCCAGTCCTTCAAGCATTGACAAAACTCTATCAAATCTTTGCCTCGAAGTCATATCGCAATTTGGAGTAATCCCCATATCGCGCAAGGACTGTTCATAATCAAGCTGTTCTTGTGATTTTTGATAAGGTTTTTTAGAACCGCTATTTCCGTTTTTATTCCAACGATTTTGTTGGTTTAAGTTGTTATTTTTATGAATAAATTCGGAAATTCCGAATTTATTATATTGTCTGTTTTTATTATTATATTGATATGCCATGAAAACCTCTCTTGACTTTCGTCCCTTATATTATATCATAAATATAAGGGATTGTCAAACAATTTTAAATATATTTTTTAATTTTCTTCGGAATTTTCTTCTCTTCTGTCGAGAATGATTTCCGATTCATCGGCTGTAACATACATAAATCTGTTTACACCCCACTCTCCATGCAATGGATCGTGGTCATAACTTATACGATAAATGCCAATACCTTCGTATGTTAATAAAAGTTGATTTCCATTTTCAAGAAGAACTTTGCAAACACTTGCAATTGCTTTCCATAATTCTTCTTCTGACTTATATTTTTTGCTGTCTACTACAATACAAGGTGTATTAATTTTATTATTCATAAACAATTTCTCCGTCTTCGTTTATTAAAAAACTTTGCGCCTCTTTTGAAATGGGCATAAGTTTGTACTTTCTTCCAAGGAATTCTTCGCCGTCTTCGCATTCAATTGGCACGTATGTTTGTTTTTGTTCGATACAGTCAAGTATGTCATCGCCAAGTATCTGCCAAGCAAAATCCCAATTGAATTTCGTATATGATTGTGATAAAGCTTTGATATAAGTGAGCGTTTCCATTGTAGTGAGTTCGAGCGTCATCAAATCATTTTGAATTTCTTCCTTGATGATGTCAAGATAGCCGAATCTTATGTCTTTAAAATCTTCATCGTCAACATCAGAATAAATACTGTTGATAAGAGTGATTGCTTTTTTATTACAATATTTACGATACATATCACGGAACTTTTGAAGAATATCTGGAATTATGATATAAGAATTTAAATCGTAATATGGAAGCATACTTGTGCAGTTTTTATTATATTTAATATCAAAATCGATAGATTCGATATCACGACATAATAAATTCATCGTACAATTTGTATTGATAAGAGGAAGAAACTTATGATATTTCTTTACAAAATCATTCTCTTCTTTTGTTTTATTTTCTTTTACAAGAAGCTTTTTAAGTTTCGTTCCGAACATACATTTTGATGTTTCATTATACGTATTTTCGTATTTCTTATATTTTTCGTTTAATTCTGGATATAAGTATCTGAAGAAATAAGGTTTTTTGGAAATAACGAGTGAATTGTGATAATATTTTTCTTTTCTTTGTTCTTCGGTATCATCTTTGTCGATTTTCCAGATCTTAAGCCATTCATCCTTCGGAGGACCTTTGGCTTCAACACCTTTAATTCTATCGATTTCCTGACCGTTGATTTCTCTAAGAAGTTTTATGCGAAGTAGAAGTTCTTCTCGTTGCTTTTTTTGCTCTGGACGCTGGAACATCGGTAACATTGCTTCAATAATCGTTGAATAATTGCTGTAAGTTCCAACCTTTGTACCAAAACCACGAATATCTGTTTCTATGAAGTTTCTATGACAGATTTTATGCGAAGGTGCCGGTTGTTTTGCGTATGTGATAGGATTTGTATAATCCTTCATCGAACCCTTTAAGAATATTGGATTATTTGTGCTCATACAAATATCACCGTCAAAATCACTGTCTGAGTGTCGTAGTGTACTTAAATCATATATTGAATAAACAATCCCGCTTTCAATCCATTTGTACCATTTTGTTGTTTCTTCATTATCAAACAATTTGCAATGATTTATCTCGTGTTTATCAAGAAGCGGAGAGCGACAGAGAACTATTTCATCGCCAATATTTGCGCGATTTTTCCAGAAATTCGAATAAAAATGCTCACCGGGTAACACTCCTACAGGGGGTAAACCTAATGCGCTTTGACACTGTGCTATCGGATCGGAAATCATAAACGAATAATTTCCTTTAACCCATATTTTTCCAATTTTCGATTTATTGATTGATTCAACTATGTTTTTGTAAATTTTTCTTTGGACATAAGAATCTTTTAAAAATTCTGGATTTTTTACAACCGCTTTCATAGCAAGGTTTTGTGCTCTTGTATATACGTCGGAATATTCAATTTCCATATCTTGATTAAACCCGCCGAGCGAATATAACATAGCATATAAATCATCTCCGCTACAAACTTTCTGAAGCCAATCGATGGTAGGTTGAATTAATTCTTTAACATCTTGTTCTTTTATATTTAAAACTTGAATATATTGATAATTTGCAAGAACCCATTCGTCATCATATTTTTTGTTGTATCTAGATACACCCCATCCGATGTTATGTTTAGTGGCGTACGAATCGAAATCTTCCCAACTTGAATAAGCTTTGTATTCTTTAAATTGACTTTCTGAAATCAAACAATCTATATCTTCTATTTTATGTGGTATTCCCCATCTATCATAAATAATAGATATATTGTGTTCGGCTGCATACGCTTTAAAATCGAACGGAACAAGATTTCCTTTGATAAACACGGAACGAACAACATACGAACTGGCAACATAATCAAGCCCCATTTCCTCAGACCATTTCATTGCCATTTCTGGAGAAACAAGCCCCTGTCCGTCACAGCTGTTCATTGTTACGTCTTGGACTCTTTCCTCTACTGCCTTTTTTCCATCTTCTGTGTTTATAATCCAATCGATTTTTTGATCTTTCAATGTTGTTTCAAAATCTTTGATTATACAAACACGTGGTTTCGAAACCCACATGATTGAAGATGTTGAAAGAGAGAAGTATGCAGACAGTTTGGCAATATTTGTTTCTGATAGGCGATTATTTAAATCGCACATCAAACGCATAAATAATTCTTCGTAAATGCGCTCCGAGCAGAATTGTACTGTGTTATGTCTGATTTGTCCTGCACTGGCACTAAAACGAACATATCTTATACCGTTTAAATAAAAACCTGCTTTTGCAAGCCTTCTATATTCTGATTTTTTATTTACGGTAACAAGAACAAAATCTTTAACAAATAACTTATTTAAAATTGCATACCAGAATATTCTTGCATCTTTTGCCCGACCTTCTTTCTTCGCACGCCTCATCGAACCACGAAGAAATTCTATTTCTTTAAATATCTCATGATGATTTCGATTATCACCATTGATAAAACGAGCTTGTTGAAAAGCAATGTTATCTCCGAGCGAAACAAGATTCCCGTCCAAAGCAGCTTGTCTAGCATCGTATGATGGTATATCGAGATTGTTTTCACAAATAAACTTTGAAGACAACTTTATAATTTGATATAAAACTTGTTCGCGAGCCATTACACGCCCCTTTCTTTATATCTTTGTTCAATCAATTCGTATAATTTAAAGCTTAAATCTTCGAGATCTTCGAGTGTACCGTCATTTTCGATATAAAAATCAAAATCATAATCGTTCATCGCATTTTCAGAAGAATGTTTTCTTTGTTCTTCCGTCAAATCGTTTTCGATTGGTCTATTAACGAACAATGTAATAATTTCTTCCTTATCCGCAACGTTTGTCTCATTTGGATATCTACAATCTGGAATGATAACCACTTCTTCTGGACAACCAAGAACAAATTCTTTTGCGATTTTTACCCAACAATCAGATTTATTGCTTCTATAAATATCTCCCGTGTGTTGAAGAATTGTTCTTCCAACAGGGCCTTTATCACCTCGTGTCCAATGATAAGCGTTTTCGCAAATCATTTTCAGCGGATCGGCGAAATGATAAATCAAAACGCGTTTTCCTTCTTCTTCATATCTTCTTCTAAGAGCTTCTGCGGTACTATCCTTACCGTGCCGCCCTTTACCAGAGATTAAAATAACTTTTTTCACTATATAAGGTTCTCCTTAATTTATAAATTCTGGATGTTCATAAAAGAAAAGTAAACTTTCTTCAATTAAATCCCAGTTTTCTAAAATATATACACTTTCTTTGTCGTATTCGCCTAGATATTGATTCCAAGGAAGCTGCATCCCGTGTGTAATTAAAATTTTAATCGGTGCATTTGTATTCAAAGAATCTGTTCTATCGTCAATCTGAATTCCGCCAGTCATATCAATATGACCTTTGCCAAAATCGGAAAGCGTATCAGTATTAAATCCAACTCCAATAACTTCAGCTTCTGGAAGATATTTTGAAAAATATTCTTCTTTTCTCCGAAGATTTTCAGAGGTTCCTTTTGTTACGATTTTTAAAGAAAATTTATTTTTATGTTTTCTCCAAAAGTTTTCAAATCCTTTTTTTATCTTTACTCTGTCAAAAAAATCTTTGGAGTTATAAATTTCTGTAACTTCTGCTGGTGTTACTTCGTCGCAAATGGAATGGTAATTCCAATCTTCTAAATCCAAAATAGTTTTTGCAGGAGAAAGATTGTATTTTTCGTTGAGTATTTCAATTACAGCTTTAGACGAATCTAAGATTGTATCATCTGCGTCAACATATAGAGTTACCATCTCATTTTCTCCTTTATTTTAATTTCTGTGGCTTCATCTTAACCACGATATTATTATATCATATTTTACAGAATTTGTCAACTATTTTCGACGTATATTGTAAAATATTTTCACAATTATTTTATTTTTATTTTTTATTTATTGACACATGTATATACGCGTGCGTACGCGCGTTTTTATTATATTATTATATATATAAATCTTATATTTATATAATATTTATATATATTTTTCTAATTTATTTTAGATTTCCCACCCAAAGAAAAACCCACCCAATAATTCCTTCGAAAAATTTTCGAAGTTCATGTTTCTAAATCCAAAAACAAAAATAGAATTAAAATTAGAAATATGAGAATAAGATAATCATTCATTACATTCTGCCCATAATATAGATTATAATTTAAATTATTATAATCACGATTATCTTTTCACAGACACATTACTTAAACTTTAAGTAATTCCTCCTCCCGTCTTTTTTATTTGAGGTATAGTTTGGGAACCACGGTCCTCTAACGGCAATTATTCATTAGCCGAGCGAATATCTCTTGTCAGGCTCGCAACACCAATTAGTTTTGCATTCGGGACTTATGTAAGCAAACCGATACTTGTGAAAGGGAAGATAAACATTTTTGCTACCCTTGGTCAACGTGGACCTATTTAGTTTGTGGTTATTATAACATATATCTAAAAATAAGTCAAGTGATTTTGCGTTAGTTTCAGGAAATTTTTTAAATATTTTTTTTTAAATCATTTGAATTAACTTGACAAATATTTAATAATATGTTATAATATATTATGAATAAAGGAGGTTTTCTTTATGAAAGATAAAAAAATGGAAAAAGAAATTTTAGATGTATATGATATATTCGAAAAACATAAAAATGAAAATTTTGAAGAAATCTTTACAAATTGTAAAGAAGAATTTGAAAAATCTTTACCTTCGTTGCCAGATGGAGATTATAAAGTAAAGATTTTAAATAAACTTTACGATAATTATGTAAATGTTGAAAATCAAGAACATAAATTGATAAAGTTTTATAAAGAAGAAGATGATTTCATAAAAACAATTGAAAATAAAGATATGAAAGCACTCTTTTATTCATTCTATGCGCTCCATAAATTGAATATGCACGAGAGTGGTTGGGATAGTTATGATATAGATAAATTGCGTGAATTATCGGGTATTGAGAAGCTAAAATGTGAAGATTTGCCGCCAGTTTTAAAATATGGAATTAAACTTCGTGTAAGCGGAAGTAAAAAACCAACGCAAACTTTTCATATTGATAATGGAGTTTTAGGAAAAGAAGTTTCGTGGAGTTGCTTCGACGATACTTTCAAAGAACGAATGAGGAGGTTGGTTTATGGAGATTGTAAATAAGTTAGAAGCAATTAAATATATGCTGAATAATAAATCTTACGTTCCTGAATTAAGTACGAATAAATAGGATGCTTGGCTCTTATATTATTTAAGAAAGAAGAAAGGAAAAGATAAAGACGAAGCATATAAAATTTGGCTTCCGATTTATGAAACAACACACGAAAAATCTTCTGAAGGCGAATATCTTGGTGTCTTTTGGAATAAGTGGAAGACCTCCGCTTCAACCGTACGTTTAAACAAACAAAATATTGCGACGATTTATCAAGAAGAGATTGACAGAATAAATAAGTGCGATGTTAAAGCAACTTGGCAGAAGCAGTTATTGTTGTTAATTTTGGTTTATACGAAAATGACGAATAATTTCAGATTAAGCGAAATCAATCTCGGTCTTTTCGCGAAATATATCGGAAAGAAATTAAGTAATATTACGGAATCTCTTTCATATTCCATGACACAGGAGGCAATTAGAGTTGGATTGTTTGAGCTAATTGAAATAAAAGAATGGAATTGCATCGAAGGTTGTTGGGAGACGAGTAGATATTTTAACGTTCACGAATTTAAGAACGGCGAAATCGTTTGTGAAATCTGGAACGGTTATCAAGTAAAAGAATTAGAATATCTGTTTCCTATTATAAAAAAATGTGAAAATTGCGGTATTGATTTTGAATGTCGAACATACACTCAACGCTGCTTGTGCGGTGAATGTTATAAAAAAGATTTTGTTAAAAGACATAAAATAGCTAATAGAAAGTGGTTTAGTAATAAACAATTCGGATAACCCCATATCCAATTCTTATTATGGATAAGAGATAATAAAACACAAAATGTGAATAAAACGTTTCTTTCAAAATGACAGAACTCCGCACGCGTATAAGATAAGCGGACCACGCGGAGTCGATTTGCTTTCATGGCTCAATTGGCAGAGCAGCTGACTTGTAATCAGCAGGTTCTCGGTTCAAGTCCGAGTGGAAGCTCCATTTATAAATGGTTTCCGCCGTCTGGTGGATTGAGATTAAAAGGAGATAGAAGTAATGATTGAAGAAAAATTTCAAATGTTAGACGGCGAGAATACCGATGAATACACAATTCGTATTTGTTCAATGCGCGAAGATGAGAATTTAACCTGGCAGGAAGTTGCTGATATAATCAACGAAGAAACAGATAGAAGTTATTCTGAGAAAAAGTATCGCACCGATTATAAGCGTTTTTGCGAAGGAATGAATAAGGGTTATGAAATCGCGAAGGAGGAAAGCGATAATTCTTCTTTATCACAAGAAGAAATTACTGTTAAGCTTCGGGAATTCGAAAAAGCAAAAATCAAAATGCGCGACGAGCGTATTGATTACATGCGAATTATTCGAGAAGAAGCTCGTAAAGAATCTTTTGTTGATTTGGTTCGTCGTGTAATTCAAGAAGAAGTTAAGCCATATGATAGTGGAGTTTATATTCTTCCAGAAGAAACGTACGATGACGATATGATTGTTTGTTTAAGTGATTTACATACGGGAATGGTGTGCGATAATTATTGGAACAAATTTAATACCGATATTTTAAAGCAAAGGCTCGATAGATATTTGGTTGAAATATTAAAAATTCAAAAATTGCACAAGTGTAAAAATTGTTATATTGCACTTGGTGGCGATAATATTAGTGGTTTAATTCATGTTAATATGCGCTTGCAAAATAATGAAGATGTTATTAGACAAGTGAAAATCGCTTCTTTACTTATTGGCGATTTTATTAAAGCACTCGATGATTCTAATTTATTTGAAAGAATTCAAGTAAATAGTGTTGCAGGAAATCACTCAAGAATTTCTCCGAACAAACAAGATCATTTAAAAGGCGAAGAACTCGACGATTTAATTCCTTTTTATTTGAATGTTATGTTTATGAACAGACCAAATGTAAAAGTGTATGAAGATTGTTCGATTGATTCTACTATAGATAGTATTGTAACACGCGCGGGAAGATTGTTCTATATAACCCACGGAGATAAAGACTCGGAAAAGGGCGTTGCCTCACGACTTACAATGATGTTGGGAAGAAAACCTGACGGTGTAATTATGGGACATAGACATCATAACGCGTATAATACTATCGATAATGTAAAAATTATACAAAACGGCAGTTTTGAAGGCGTTGATGACCATTGTATCAATATGCGTATTTCTGGTTCGCCAGAACAAGTCGTATTCCTTACAAACGCAGACAGAGTTGTTAAGTGTTTGTATGATATAAATTTGGGCTAATAACCTCAAATAACCCCTCTTTATGAGGGGTTATAATTTTAATAGATTAAAAGGTGGATAGAAGATGATTTTTAAAAAAACACCAGTAGATAAAAAGTATGATGCTGCTGGCGATGATGAAGATGGCTTATCTTCTGAAAAATACCCTCCTCTTGGGAATTTTAACACCGTAAGGCAACAAGGTGGTTGTTTTGGGTGTGGGGCAATACGAAAAATCTCATCTTATCCCATCGTTCATCCAAAAAGCGGCTGGGGTTTGATGGATAAAAACGGCAAAAAACACTTTGTGTTTTGCGAAAATTGTTTTGCAAAGTTAATAGATCAATATACCGAAGAGGCGCATGGAAATAAATATAAAGCTTTATATCGTATGTGTATGTATACAGGTTATTATTACGACGATAAGCTTGCACACAGGGTTATAGAAGAAGAACATAAATATGACGATAATACCCCAGTTCCAAAATCTTATCACTGGGGCTTGCTTTATAATAAAGCAGTTCGCGAAGATTTGATACTTTCTGATAAGACATTTTACGATTCCGATAATATTATGTTTGAGGAAGTTGTAAAATATCATAATCAACACAGCGTTGAAGATTTAATGTCTGACGAAGATAAAAACAATAGAATTACAATTTTGTCAGTCTTTCACTGTGATCCGTTTGAAGACGAAGAATTATTGGATAGAGTTAAATTACAAAACGACCTTGTAACAATGATTGACGATTCAATGGCGGATGATATGGTTCGTCAAAAGGCGGCAATCGAAATCGTTCGTTCGTTTCATCGTATCGATAAAATTAGTAAAGCTTTACAAGAATTACAAACAGATAAAGATACAATGCTCGAACATACAAAAGAGATTAAAGAATTGTCTGAAACTAAACAAAAAGAAACAAGCTTGGTAACTCAATTCTCAAAAGACCATGGGTTCGCCGAAAAATACGCTACTGCAAAATCAAGAGGTTCTGGTTCACTTGGTTATATTATAAAAGAAATGAACGAGAAAGGATATGATAGAGGTGCTGTTAATAAATTTGATATAGACACGGCAGCGGCAATGAAACAGGTTGCGGATATAAGTTCTTCATCAATGGCGAAACAAGTCGCACTTAGTGATTCTGATAAAGCTGCTATGATAAAAGATCAATCGATAATGATTAATCGAATGAGAGAAACGATGGAAAAACAAGCTGAAGAATTAAGACTACTTCGCGAAAAACATTTGAAATCTGAATTATTAGACGAGTATAAAAAAGATTTGAAAGATAAAGGTTTAAATGAAGAACAAATAGATAGAGCTGTTAAAGAAGAATTAGATAGAAGGATACCAGTTGTATAATGATAAGTGTATATAAGAATTCTACCGAAATAGAAGTAACTACTCGTCGTGCTGAAATTTTTGAAAAATATAATAAAGTAATTCAATACGGAAGAAGAAACCCGGTGTGGTTTATAGAAGAGATTTTTAAAGTTCCACTTTTGGATTATCAAAAATATATTATAATGAACTCCTGGACTAAATAGCGTGCGATATGGGTATGTTCTCGTAACGCGGGCAAGTCCATGATGGGTGCATTATATACTATGACAAAAGCATTGTTATTCCCATCTTTTGAATGTTGGTTTATGTCTTTGAGTGCAAATCAGGCACAGACAACATTTAAAAAATTGGAAGATATTGCTAAAAAGAATATACCTTCACTTATTGGTTCAAGTGATGTTTTTATGAATGAAACCGTAAAATTACAAGCAAATTCTGACGGTTTCACACACCAAAAATCAAACCATGAAGTAAAACTTTATAATGGTTCTCATATTACAACGTTGGCTGGTAAACCAGAAACAACCGTTGGTATGCGAAGCCATTTGAGCGTATATGATGAAGCTGGTAAAATTTCTGCTGAATATTATGGTTTAACAGAACCATTTGCAACGCAAGATACCAACTTTAAAACTGGTGAAAAAATTGATTTAAACGTTATTCCAAAAATGATTCCAACACAACTTCTTTATATGTCTTCTGCGGAAGATACTTCTTCATATTTATGGGATATTTATAAAGAAGGCGCGAAGAGAATGATGATGGGCGATAACACTTGGTTTGTCGCAGATATAAATTGTGAAATTCCGTTACACCCTACAAAAGGCGGTAAGCCGTATGCTCCACTGTTAAACCAACAGGTTGTTGATGACGCTATGCGTGTAAACGAATATAAAGCATTAAGAGAATATTATAATATATTTGATACTACTGGTGGTAACGATGCTGTTATCAATAGAACTATTATTATGAGAAACGAAGAAGAGTATCTTCCTGTTTTTGCTAACGATAATACGGTTACGCCAGGAGACAGAATATATGCTTTGTGTTTCGATCCTGCTTTGATGTCGGATAACTCAATTATCTTGATTGGAGAACTGACGAAAAAAGACGGAGTTGGTTGGACTGGAAGAATAGTAAATTGCATCAATCTTATCGAATCTTTAAATAACGGAGAAAAGAAAATTTTGACAGCAGTTGAACAAGTCGAGCGTTTAAAGAAATTGATTATTGATTATAATGGAAACGCGCCAGAGTATAAGAATTTAACAATATTTATAGATCCTGGTTCTGGTGGTGGTGGACATATATATTCAGATATTCTTATGCAGAATTTCGTCGATGAATATGGGATTAGACACTTTGGTTTAATCGACATGGAAGATGAGAAATCTGCCTTGGAACAAAATAAATTCCCGCTCGCTGTAAGAGATGTTTTACATTTGTACACTGCAACAAAATATAAAAATGAGTTTTACAGTGCGGTAACAACAATGTGTGAACAGGATTTGGTTAAATTTCCTTATACAGATTCGTTCGGTTCTAAAAACTTTACTATAAACGGACAAGAAGTTGACTTAACAAAAGAGGAAAGAAGAGCGTTGGTTGAAATTGATCTTTTGAAAGAAGAAGTCTTGTCAATTAAAAGAACGAAGACGGAAGCAGGAAATATCCGTTATGGATTATCAAGCGAAAAAGAACGCCGTATGCACGATGATAGAGCCTACTGTTTTGCAGCTTTCTGTTATTTGTTATCACAATTACGCAGAAAAGACGCTCTCGGCAGTAATGATGTAAAACAAGATATGTCAGCTTTATATAAACACGCACCGGGACAAGTCAGTAAAGCATATAAGAAAAAAGTTAATCCGTTTTTGGGTGCAAGAAATCCTTTTGCGAGGAGATATTAATTAAGATGTGTTTTGAATTATTTCTGGATTTAAGTAATGTAAAGTTAAGCGAAATAATGAAGATTAAATTTATTGACAATATGATTGCAGATAATAGCAATTTATATATATGGTCAAATGACGAAAGTATCGATAAAAAGAAACTTTTGTCGAAATTAAAACGAATTGGAATAACAGATGTATATTGTAAAGAGTTATCTTTAAAAGATGTTGATTGCAGAAACGATTTTGTTTCTACCTGGTTTCATGAACAGTATACAGAAAGTTATTTAAAAAAATTCGAATCAGAACACCAACAAGAATTGGTGGATATGCAAAAAAATATTCAAAAAGCAAAAGATCTTATAAAACAGAGAATTGCTTGCGAACAAAAAGAGGGATAAATTCCCTCTGTATTAGGTATTGGTGTAAGTAGCATAAAACGGTTTTGGTCCAAATCCAAAATACCTATTCAAATTAATATAATAAAAAGGGAGGTCTGTATATGGCGAGTTCCAATAATACGGAGAAGAAGAAAGTCGGAAGACCTAAGAAAGTACAGGCTATACCTGTTGTAAATGAAGAAGAAAAGAAACTGCGTATGGAAGACAACGGCGATGATTTTATTACTGTTGAAGATTTACGCAGAGATTTAACTTCTGTTTATCAAAAAGTTTATGGTTATTATACAAAGGAAGGCGTGCAAGGAAGTCTTGTAGATTGGAATAAATATAATCCGTTTTTGCAAGAAGATAGACTTAGACAGACTTTAACTGCACAAGGAAAGCAACTTAGTAAAGAAGATTTATATAAAGCGATATCAAATCCAGATGGTAGTGAAAATGCTTTACAGGGGCAATCGTGGCAGGAGTCTTTTAATCAATATCTTTATTATAAGATGATTAGAATGTCAGCAGACGTTCCTCTTTATAAGCATTATATTACACCAGAATATTTAGAAGCAAAAGATTATAATTCAAAAGATTTTAAAAAAGAAGATAAATATGTAAGAAAATGGGTTCAAACGTTTGATATTGCCAAAACATTAAAAACAACAGCCTTGGAAGTTAAACGCGCTGGTAAAGCGGCTTATCTTCTTAGAAATAGCGTTGATTACGAAAAAGGTGAAGTAAATTATTGCACTTGGCAAAAGCTTCCAGATAATTTTATTAAGATTACTGGGATTGGAGAAAAGACGTATCTGGTAAGTTTAAATATGTTATTATTTTTAAATCCCGTCTTCTCGTTAGATTACTATCCTCCTTATATAAGAGATATTTTCGATGATATGATCAACAAAGGGGTTATTTCTCCGAGTGAGTTTGGACCAAATGGAAACGTTGTGAGATATTCTTTAAACTCAGAAGAATTTTACGATTATAATAACGCAAACGGTATCAAACAAATTGTTCGTATGGGGCGTAAAACAGATTATATGTTTTGGGTTCAATTACCGCAAGAAGTTTGTTATGTATTTTCATCAGATGCTTCTCACCCTTGGAAGATTCCAGATACAACTGGACTTCTGGGGCAATTGAGAGAGCTTTCGGACTATGCAACTTTGGCTGGTTTGATTGCAAGTACACCTTTGACAGCGTTGCTTACTGGTGAAATTGAGCCGATTTCAGATGCTCGTCCTGGTGCAAACCAAAGTATTTTCGGTATTGAAGAAATTACTGGTGCCGTAAATAACTTTAATGCCATTACATCAACAAACGTAGAAGCACTTGGATTGCCTTTAAAAAATATTAAATTACAAAGTTTACCTTCGCAGCCAAACAGTTCTGATCTTGTTACAAAAGCTACACAGAACGTAATTACAATGGCTGGAATGGGTGGTTTGATTGCTACAACAGATAAACCTTCTGTAGCACAAGTTAAAGCCGCACAATATCTTGAAGAAGCGCAGGAAGATTATGTTACAAGACAGTTTGAATCTGTATTAAATTATATTATAAACCACTTTATTGGTTGTAAATACGAATGGAAATTACATCTTTGGGGTGGTATATTTACATTCGGAGATGATGTGGCGCGTATGAAGGAGATGTGGCAAGGCGGTGCTACTTTCTTAATGCCGCGCATTGCTTCGGCATTTGATATGGATTTACACGAAGTAAAAGCAACCGACGCATATATTAAATCGTTAAATGTTTATGATGACTTTGTTACAGTAACGCAACAAACCAGAGTAGATGTAAAAGGAAATGATGACTCTTCGACAAAAGAAAAGGTTGGGAGACCTTCTAAAACAGAATCAGAAATTGACAATGACAATACGGCAAAATCAATCGATCAAGGAACAAATACTGGCGATATGAGAGACTATGTAAAAATGTCATTGGAAAAAGGCAAGTGTGTAATTTGTGGCAATGATTCTGATGGAATTTTGTGCGAAGAATGTGCTGAAAAATATATGGAGGTTTAATTATTATGGGATGTAATCATAAAATTAATTCAAAAACTACCTCTATTCAAATTGAAAATGAATTTGCGACAATGACCACGCCGAGAATATATTTTGGATTTTGTCCGATTTGTGGTAAAGGTTTCAAATTTATAAAAGAAAATAATAAATATATTCAATTTAAAGAAGGAGGTATTGATGATTATGCAGATGTCCAAAGAGACTTATGACAAAATGAACTATTTGCTTGGAAAATCTTTTGATTGTAACGCTCAAACAGATAATTTTGCCTATAATATTGATTATGCAAGATATCCAGTTACCGCCGATATTTTTCATCATAGTTTTGCACACGAGTTTCCTGTTTTTGCAGATACAGTCTCGGATTTAATGATTAGGTTAGATTCAAGACCGATTAGAAAGCAAATAAACGGATATGACAAAGATTATGAGGGTAATTTAGCTGCTATTTTTGCAGACAACCTTTTAATGTGTGAGACGTATAGACAAGATATTATCGACACAATTGAAGTTGCAGAGTTTAATGGGGATTATGAGGTAAAGATTAAGCTGGAAGAATTTTTACTTGGATTTGTTCCTTATAGAAAGCAAGCAGATATCTGGGCTGAAATGGCTAAGAGATACGAGGGTAATTATAAATCGTTCGAAGCGAGAATGGAAACCTTCACTACTTTTATAGAAATTAAAAAGTAAAGTGAGGGAAGTACATTATGACAGAGACGATTAATTTAATTATACAATATGGAATATACCCTGTCATGATGGCTGCTCTTATTATAACGTTTTTGTGTCTTAGTAAGAAAAACACAGAAAAAAATAATGCAGAGAATGCTCAAAATAATTTACAGTTGATGCAGTCAGCTGTAAAAGAAGGAATGAAAGATTTTGGAGATAATTTTAAAAGTGAATTGAGAGAAATTGTCGAAGAAGTGAAAAAACCAGTAATTCATACAGTGCAAGATGAACAATGCAATCATGCTATAAATGAATATATAGACCAACAGCTTTCTTGTATTATAAGAGAAATTAAAGCAGATAGAGCTTTATTCTTTTCTTATCATAATGGTGGTACTGATATTTTAGGAAGAGGTTTTCAAAAGATGTCAATTACCAACGAACAAGATTCCAGTTGGACTGCTCCTGTTATGGGTGATTTTCAAAATATACCCAGAACAATGTTCTCGATTTTGTTTAAAAATCTTACTAAAAATAATATTTATTGTATTATGGATTTGAATGATATAAAAGAAGAGGATGGTGCTTCTTATCAATTATTCCAATCTCACAACGCAAAACAAATAATATGCCAGGCATTAAAAACAGAAGATGGTTTAATGGTCGGCTTTATTGTTGCTGAATTTATTACGATTGGCTGCGCTGATTTGAATAGAGCAAAAGAAATTTTAAATAGAAAATCTTTAAGAATTACTGGTGCGTTATTAGGGCATTTAGGAGGTTAGGCTGATGGAAAACGAGATTAAAACGATGAAATTTGAGCTGAACTCCAAACAGCTCAAATACAGGGATATATTAAATAAAGAGTTCTTAGAACTTGAGGTTTGGGCTATTTCAGATATTAACCCGAACAGAAACAATAGTCACTTTACAAAAGAAAGTATGGAAAATGCGTTATCGACTTTTAAAAACAAACCAATTGTCGGCTTGTTTCAAAAAGATGATTTTGTTGACCATGCTGGAAAGATAGATTACGATAACGAATTACATAAACAGTTTTGGAACGTTGAAAGTGGTGAACGAATTCTTGGTGTAATTAGAGAAAGCGATCCTGTTGAACTCGTTGAAAAAGACGGCTTAAATTGGATTAAATTCAGATGTATTTTATGGGTTCAATATTGCTATAAACAAGTACGAAAGTTATTAAAAGACAGAACAAAGAAAGTTTCTGTCGAAATCACAATCAAAAATTCGGAAGAAGATGAGAAAGGTGTGTTGCAAATTAACGAGTTTGTCCTTAACGGTGTAACAATTCTCGGCACAAAAAATGGGCGAAAAGTAATAGAGGCTATTCCAGATGCTCACCTTTCAATATTAGAAGATTTGGAAGAAAATGAATCTTTTAATGAACAAAAGAAAATGTTGACATTTGCGTATCAACAAATTGATACGACAGATGATAATCAATATTATAATGAAGACAAGGAGGTAAAAATGGAAATGGGTTCTATTAAAGTTAATAAATCCAAAGAAGCTATGTCCGATAAAGACTGGGACTCGGTAGATAAGACGGCTTTGAGAAAGAAAGTTGTTGAAGCAGAAAACTTTAAAGAAATCGCTGACGATATCTTTCTTGATCTTCGTGAAGGCTGGGAAGAAGGTGAAGTTTCAAAATTAAAATATCCAGTAATGGAAATTAATGATGATGAAGCTGTTTATAATCGCGGCGGTCTTGGTTCTGCTAAGGCTTATGCTGAAAAGAATAATGAAACAGAAGTTTTGTCAAAACTTAAAAAGATTTATGAACATCTCGGTTTGAATGAAGATGAAGAAGAATCTTATGCTTGCGAAGATTTCTGCGATGATTATGAAGAGCAAAAACCTGCCGAAGAAAACGAAACGCAAAAGTGTTCAGAAGAACCTGAAGCAGATAAACCAAAAGAGGGCGAAGAGCAGTGCAGCGTTGTTTCCGAAGAGGGTAAATGTTCTGCTGATGACGATGAGCATGATGATGATCATCACGACGATGAAGACGATGATGACTGTGACGATTGCGATCCTGAAGGTAAACCAGAAGAAGAGTGTAAAATGAGCGAAGAAGAAATTTGCGAACTCAAAGAAAAATGTGCTTCTTATGAGGAAAATCTTTGTAAATTACAGGAAAAATGCGAAGCTTACGAGAAAGAACTTTGCGAGTGCAGAGAAAAGCTCGAAGGTTGTAAAGATTACGAAGATATTAAATCTCGTTTGAGCACTGCTGAAGGAAAACTTTTTGACATTTTCTGTAAAGAGATGGTTGCTGCCGCAGAAGAAATGATGGCTGGCAAAATGCTTATTGACGAAGATAAAGAAGAAATTAAAATGAAAGCTTCCAAGGGCGAATATGCTTCGAAAGAAGAAATTGCCCGCGCTGTTGGATATGCTATGTTTAAAGCAGCTCCAATGGGACAGAAAGAAGAGAAGAAAGATGGGTATTATGCTGCAATGCCCGTTTACTCGCCTTTTGAAACAACGGTTGAGCCGAAGAAAGAAAAGACGAGATCAGAAAGACTTGCTAAATATGCAGGTATTAAAGAATAATTGTTAAAACATAAAGCGGTTATAAATTATAATCGTTTTTTAAAATTTGTTTTCTATGCGTGGATAAGCTACGCGTGAAAATATTATAAAATATATTTTATAAGGAGAAAGAAATTATGGCTATTAAAGTTTTTGCTTGTGCTGAAATGGCTTCTGAAGATGTTCAGAGCTATTGCGTAAGTGCTAAATTCTATGCCGACGATGCGTATGCGAAAATCCACGACGGTGCGCTCGTTGTTCTTGGCGATCTTGACACAAATGATGCGTATGGTACGCCTGACTACAACATCTACAAGGCTACTAAACCCGCTGCTGCTGCAGACGAAGTTGTTATCGTTGACCTTGCTGGTATCAACGAAGCGACAGTTCAGGGCAACATCATGAAGATTGGTAACAAACTTGTTGATCTTGAAGCTGGTGAAGGTATTGCGGTTCGTTGCCGTAGACTTATGAAGGGTGATAGAATGTGGATGGGCAGAGGCCTCTTCACAGCGGCTCCCACTGTTGGTAAGTTTGCTGGTACGACAGCTGATAGCACATTGCTTACTCCCAGCCAGGAAGCTCCTGCGGCTGGTCTTAAGCTTAAAGTGCTTGCTTCCAAAGGTCTTACCGTTGGTCAGTCGGCTTATGCGGAAGATGCTGGTTATGAACAGCTTTACCTCTGCGAAGTAAAATAATTTAAGGAGGTAAACTATTATGATGACTATGTTTAATTATAATCGTAAAGATGCAGATTTCAACGAAATTATCGATGAGTGCCTTGCATTGTTTAACGAAAACATCGAAGGTCAGTCCGCTGACTATAAAGAAAGAAACAAAATTCTCAACGCTGCAATTGCTAAGTACGCTGTAAGCGGTACTCGTTTCGAATCTATGTTCGAAGAAAAGGGCGTTGAAATTTTCAAAGATCCTCGCGTTACGAAAAATGCAGAAGTTCGCGACAACTACAACGTTGTTGTTTCCGAATATATTAACTCCGCACTTCCTTCCGTTACGTCGAAGCTTTACAACCAGTTCTTCGCGGAAATCCGTCAGGTTGGTTGGGGTGAAACAGCGAAATTCGAAGTTACTTCGAACGAGCTTTATCAGGTAAATGAAGTTGCAGAAGGTGTAAACCGTGGCGTTCTTCAGCCCATCTATAACAACGAATTCACTGTAAACTGCAAAGTTACAGAAGTTGCGGCTGCTATTGATTGGTATCCTGTTGCTGCTGGTGTGTTCGATTGGGGTGATTTTGGCCGTCGTTACACGATGTCCTTCCAGAGCTACATCCAGTTGAAGATTATGAAGGCTCTTACTGCTGCCACGAATCAGATCGGTGCGGCTTATCAGGCAGCTGGTATTGATACAGCTAACTGGACGAACATCGTTGACAGAGTATCTGCAGCGAACGGCGGTATGCCTGTTGTTGCGCTTGGTACCCTTGCAGCTCTTAACAAAGTAATCCCTTCAACTGTTGGTCTTCAGTATGGTCTTGGCAGCGAAATCGTTAAAGAAGGCAAGCTTGATCGTTATCTTGCTACCGAACTTATCGCTATCGATCAGGCTATGGTTCCTGGCACTGTAAATACAACAGCGCAGCTCTTGCTTCCTACGAACAAGATTTATTTCATTGCTCGTGGCGCATATAAGCCTGTTAAAGTTGTATTCGAAGGTACAAGCTCCGTTGTTGAAGCTATTCCTGATGAGTGCACGGACAGACAGTACAAGATTCGTATTCAGGAACACGTTGGTGTTGACGCTGTTGTTGGTTCGAAATTTGGTACGATTACACTTGCGTAAGCAATGTAATATATAAGGTGATGTGCGAGAAAACTCGCACATCATCAAATAAATATAAAATTATTATAAATAAAACTTAAAAATATTAAGTTTTTCAACCGCCTCACGCGGTTGTTTTTATTTGATTAAAAGGAGATTAAAAGTTATGGCATACGTTAAAAAAACTGCTGTTGCAGAAGATTCAAATGTAGAGGAAAAAGTAGAGGTTGCTGCTCAGCCCGCAGTTGTTGCTGATGATAAAGATGCAAAGATTGCTGCGCTTGAAGCGTCGCTTGCGCAAATGCAAGAATTTATGAAAGTAATGATGGCGAATATGAACAATAAACCGTCGGAAACAAATAGCGCAAAAGATGCGCTTTTCCGTTACGTTACGGTTGTTCACCTCGTCGATAGAGCACCTGGACTTTCCACTCATATTGAACTTTCTAATGGCGTTATTCTCGACTTTAGAACGTTCGGCGAAGAACACACTTTTACTGTTCAGCAAGCGGAAGAACTTGCAAGCAAATATCGTTCTTGGTTTGATCTCGGTATTTTTGCGTTTGGTGCAGATGCAGATGATCTTGCGAAGAGATTAAATCTTAAAACAGTTACTCAATATTCGTTTGCTGGATCTGATTTCTTGGATAGACTTCCTGAACTCGACCTTTATCAGTTAAAAGCACTTTGGGATAAGATGGGACAGGGACATAGAGAATTTTTGATTGAATATTTTAAGAGAAAGATTCTCGCAAAAGTTCCCGCTTTTGACGATATTGATAAAATTGAGCTTTTAAATAGATTGAGCAATGGCGGTATGGAAGGGGTTCTTCTTGACAGAAAGAACGCGGCAATTAAAGCAGAGGAAGCTTCTAAAAAACGCGTTAAATAACAAATAATAATACATTAAAAAGGGAGGCATCGTATATGCTTTTATTTTCTACAATTTATGACAAAGCAGTTCACTCATTCGATGATCCCGAAATCAATCGTGCTTATGTTCAAAATAAGATAAGATTTCAAAAGTTAATGTATCCGTATTTGGTAAACGGCATAGATTTTTTTCATAGCCCCTCCAAACTTGTGATGGCACTTGGGGATATTGAGCCTCCAAAAGGCGATTACGAAACGTTTGAAGGAAATGGTAGCGATACGTATGCTACAACTATTTCGCCTTTAGACAATTCCGAATTTCTTTTTTCGATTGACAATGTAATTGATGAGAAAGCTGTGTATGACGCTGAAAACAAAACGGTTAAATTTTCGAGAGAAGTTTTAACTGGTGAAACCGCAATGGTTCAGTGGTATTTCTGCGGTCAGTTTAATACAGATTTTTCATCTTGCGCGACATCAAATTGTCCCGCTGATTATATTGCCGATAAGATACTTGGTATTTTGTCGAATTGTTGCGTTCTCGCAAGATCCGACCTCGAAAAGAATACGATACTCGAAATTAAAAATATATTAACAGACACAGACTTTAAGATTTACAGTCCAGCGAATTCTGTTCGCGCAAAAGTGGATTGGAACAAACATATTCGTTATGAGGTAGATACGCTTCAAAGCGAATTAAGTTGGGGCTTGTACGCTCGTCGGTGGCACGGAGGTAATTTCTATGGAAATTGATGGAAGTATCTCTTTGTCAATTGAAGCAAAAATTAATTATCTTGAAGGATTACGCGGGCAAATGATTAAAGTGTTACACTTAATCGAAGAACAAAAAGATACTGGTTATTCGCCAGAACTTTTTATTCTTGGCAGACTTTTTGAGTTAAATTCTGCTAATGATTTGTTCGATGGAAAGCTTGTTAATATTATTGTTAAATTAAACGGAATTGTTTCCAACTATGAAAACTTGTCTTTTGCCGAAATTAAGAGACAAATTTTTGAAATTAAGAAGAATATAAACTTCCTTTTAAAAGAATTGAAAGGGAGGTGATTTGTTATGATAATGGATAATTCCAATGTAAAAGATCCTTATTATCTTATAACACAAACACCGCCCAATCTTGTAAAGGATAATTATTATCTTCATGAATTACAAGAAAAGGTTGATGCCGATTGGGAGTATAGACCAAATCGCGTATGGATAGAAAAAGAAGATGGTATCGGAGTTGAAAAATATAGTCCGATTGAAGTTGTTATACAGACAGTAAAAAATGATAAAGGTGAGGTTGTTTCTGATGATTGGAGAAATATTGTATTCAGAGACATAAAATATCCGCACAGAATCGGCATGCGTTATCGTTTTTCTTATGAGTTTGATTTAAAAGAGCCAGATATCGATAAAAGTATTTGGATTGCTTTAAATCAAAACAGTGTTAGTCCAACAGCTTCGCAGGTTATTTGTCGATGTAACGGTACTATTAAAAGCATTTGGGAGGATCGTGGAAACGGCGGCAAAACCTCTGTTCACGAGGAACCCGTTATCCAAACAACCAAACTTACTTCGGCGAACTTTTTATATAATGAAGTTGCGGTTGATCCTAAGGGACAATTAACAATTATAGCGCAACATAATAAATATACGGAACAATATTACATTAACCAGAGATTTGTTATTGGATATGACAGAGTTTATAAAGTTACTAATATCATAAAAACAGATTCGCTTGCTACTTATAAAGCGAAAGATGTTGGTGTGATGAGAATTTATCTTGAAATGGATCAAATCGGTGAACTTGACGATATGGAAAATAGATTGGCTTATAACGGAAGACACGAAGAGCCTACGCCTTCTGAAACAGACGGCAATTATGAACTTGTGCTTGTGAAGCCAGAATCTATTCCAACCACTTTCGACGAGATTGAGGTTAAAGCGCAGGTATTGATCGATGGTAATCCAAGTGTAAACGATAAACCAGTATTTAATATCGAAATTAAAGATATTAATCCAGATGTAACGTATGAGTACGAATTGAATAAATTCTGTTCTTATACTTATGATGAAGAAACTGATACATATACAATTATAAAGAATGAAGGTTTGGTGGATTTAAGAAGAAAGGTCGTTGTGATATTTACTTTTAATCCGCCAGAAAAAGAAGAACTCAAAGTTTCATTTGATCTTTCTTTGCGTCCCTTCTAAAGGTGGTGTGATATGATGCCAATGAACAGGTCGGGAGACGGCAATGCGTATAATCGTTTTGTAAATCTGGATAATATTGAATATAGAATAGTCAATTATCTTGCAAAAAGCAAAACGAAATATGCAAATAATTTATGGAAAATATTGAAATATGATACAGAAGATTGTTTAAGTCTTCCAGATGTTTCGTATAAAGATAGAATGGCGTTGTTATATAAAAACAATGGGGATTCAACGCAATTCAGAGTATTTTTAACCCCATTTACGGATGACGGTTGGGATGTTCAATGTAGTCATCTGCATATTTTTGTACATTCAGTTGTTCCTCAAAATCATATTACCTCAAAGGTAAATATTGGTATTGAGACTATTGTTCATAATAAGATTTCTAATATTTTAGGCGATGCACAAAACGAAGATGGAAACCCTTCTGAATTAGACGAAGATGGTAATCCAGTAATAATTTATAAAAACAGAGCTTCGACAATGTTGAAAAGTATTCTTGCTGATATCAACGGTCAAATGGTTGCTGGTGTTGGTATGTTACAGTTCAACACACAGCTCCACGCAGAAGATGTGGCGAGAATGTCGCTTTGGAATGCTCGTAAATTTTACGGGTTTTCCACGATTGTTTCAACTTTGCTTTCTGGTGCATCTGCGAATTCGGGGTGTGGTTATTAATGGCACAAATTCCCGAAAGTGAAAAGAAAATATTAGAAGAAATCAATTATTATAAAGATAAATATTTTACGTATGATGATCCAATTCCATTTTATGGGTTGAATATTTACCCTGTAACTATGCGAAATTATCAACAATTTATGGTTTCTACCGCTTGTCTAACCTTGAATAAAAATGATGATATATATGGTTTGAAATATACTAACCTTGAATATCTTATGAATAAATTAAAAGATGATAAAGATGGGCCAGAAATGTCATTAAGATTAACTCAAATCGTGGAGCTATGTTTACACGTAAAAAATGGGTTAAAATGTGATAAATGCGGAAAGATTATGACCTATGAAGAATTTTTTCCGAAATACCAAGCCGCGAAAACAGATGAAGAAAGATTAAAAACATTGACCTGTGAGTGTGGTGGAAATTTTCACGAAGTTGTTAAATTTAAATAGGATGAAGAAACGAAGAGATATAATCTTATAATTGATGGGGTTGAACTTGACAATGAAAAGTTCAACAGATTAAGAAAAATTATTATGTATCAAAATCTTCCAGATTTTAAAGATGATTCTTGGGTTGATAAAGCTATACGAAAAGACCAAGAAGAAAGACAAAAACTTATGTCAAAAGGACAAGGAACTGCAAGTACCGAAAGGAAAATGTTATGCCTTGTTGCTAAGACAAATTATAAATTGGAAGATGTTTATGATATGTCAATTAGAAAGTTTCTTAAACTTCTAGATGTCGTTAATGATGCTATAGAATATGAGACAACTAAAATCGGATTGATGACTGGTATGGTTTCACTTAAAAAGGGTGAAACTATTGAACATTGGATTTACAAAAAAGATAACGGCATGTATGGAAGTGCTGTTGATGCCGATTCGCTTATCAATAAGATAAACGGAAAGGGTATGTAACTAAATTAAAAATAAACTCCGTTAAATGGTCAACGGGGTTGTTTTTATATAAAAACAAAATCATTTAAAGGAGAAAATATTATGGGAAAAAGATTTTTAGCTTCCGTTGCTAACGTTGAACTTTTCGAAAAAAAGAACGGCGTATTAACCCACTTTGCTTCCGCTAAAACTCTTACCGATTCCGCGTTTGGCTTCACTCTTTCAATGGAAGAAGTTCGCGCTGGTCAGGGCGGTAAGCTTTATGGTCGTTTCGCTCATACTTCTGGTATGACTTTCACAATGACCGATGCAATGTTTGATATCGACTATATTCGCGCTCTTATTGGTGCAGAAAAATCACTCGGTGGCTCTGTTCTTTACACTGAGGAACTTGCTGGTGGTGCGCTTGTCAAACTTACAAAAACTCCCGTTGCTATGGGTAGTCTTTGCGGTATGGATGGTAAGATTGCTTGGGGACACGTTGCTGATTGCGAAGGCGAAGGTGATGATGAAGCGTTCGAAATCAACGAGCAGAATCAGATCGATTTGACGAAGTATACAGACAAAAAGGTTTGCGTAACATATTTTGTTCAGGATCCTTCTGCAACTCTTATGAAGATCAAAGCGAAGTTCATCCCCGCTGAACTCGTTGCAATTGCAACTGTTCAGGAATTTGCTGGAGATGCTTCTGCTCCCGAATCTGGTAAGCCCGCTGGCGAACTTGTTATTAAGATTCCTCGCTTCCAGCTTGATGGTCAGTTCGATCTTACGCTGAATATGACTTCTGCTGCTTCTATTGCTCTTAATGGTACGGCTCTTGCTGTTTCTAGCGGTGATTGCGGCGGCGAAGATTATTATGCTGAAATCGTTGAAAAAGCTGAAGGTGCTGATTGGAGAACCAACCTTAAGGATATCGTTATCGATCCCGAACACATTAAAGCTGGTGAGGCACCAGTTGTATTCGGAATTTCTAAAAACGGTTCTATTTTCTTGATTCCTAATGAAAACATTGAGAAACAAGAAACGACTGCTGGTGAGAAGAATGGGTTTACGAATTACGCTGGCGGTAAGTGGACAGCTGCTGGTGCTGCTACTGTTACGATTTATAAAGCAGATGGTTCTGAACTTTTGGAAGAAACAGCTACGATTGCAGAAGCGTAATCTAAAATAAAAAATTTAAAACGTTGAAATACGTTTTGCGAGATGGGGTTGAAAAATACCCCATCTCTTTTTAACTATTTAAAAATGTGAATAAAAGCATTTTTTTATTGTTAAAAATATGGCAGTTTTTCGTATATTTTTCACAAAAACATACGACCATTTTTGTGCAATTTGCACAAAAGAACTATTTATAAAAATTAATATTTTTTAATAAAAAAAGGAGGCTCTGTATGATCTCATTATTAGAAAGCGCAAAACTTGCTGATGGGCGCAATATTTTAAATTTTTCCGTTGATACTGTAGACGAGCTCGTTTTACTCCCATCGGGAGGTGCTAAATGGGAGAGTGTGGGGCACGATTATGGCGTTCCCGCCGTTGGATCAACCGCTACATTAGAAGACACGGGGGAAACTTATTATTTAAATAAGTATTTACAATGGGAATTGGTTGGGAAAGGAGAGGTATTAAGTTCTGTTTATTATGTTGCCGTAGATGAAGCTCGAGACGGAAGTTATTATTCTAATTATACGTTTACTGAAATTAAAAATTATTACGAAGAGGGAAACGGAATTTATTTAAAAAATGGAGAAGATATCTACATTCTTTCTTATATAAACAACATCTCTGCACAATTTGTTCAAATTTATAATCATAATGGAGTAATAGCACAGTCTTTTATGTTTTCTCTTGTTGACGGAGAATTGATTATTACCAAGCACGATTTATCATTCGGTTTACTTCATGTTCCAACAAGCGCAGATTATACTTATGGACAAACAACTGTTACTTATGATACTACAGACGGCATTACTATTCATGGTAAAACTAAGTTTGTAAATACGATTGGCGAAGATACTTTTGATTCGAGCATAGAAATTCCAATTTAGGGGAAAGATGGAATTACTATTGATAAAGATGCGGATACTGAATTTGTAAATATTCGTGGTGCAAAAGCTGTCATTCTCAAAGCGCTTCCTACAGCGACAAATGGGACAATAACAGAAGCTCAACTTGCAGAATTACAAGCATCAACAAGTAATTATATTATGTTTAATAACAAAAAATATACTTATGTTGATGAAAGTACAACAGAGGGATATATTAAATATTCTCTTCTTGATTATGAAAATAATGATGCTGTTATCAAAGTAATTTCTGTTACAATAAGTACTCTTTCGTGGGTATTAAACACTAAGAGCGGTATTGCGACAAAAGAAGATATTCACACGACAATGGAAGATCCTACAAGTTTTAAAACTCTTTTTGGAAATCAAAACATTGTTGGAAATGGAAATATTGATATTTATAAACATAATATTGTTATTTCTGGCGAAAATATCAAAGCGTTTTTTACCACATATTCAAGCAAAAATACGAAAGTAAATAGCCTTAACGACTTAAAATTAATTTGCGGAGACAAATTTACAGAATCTTGCACTGGTTATGTCGATAGTACGGCAGTGATGGCTATTACTGAATTAAAATTGTTAAAAATTAATGGAACGGACTAGTTGTTGGCAGGTGTTATATTCGAAGATACTGTAAAAACTATTTAAGGAGGTAAAGTATGGCTATCGATATTGTTGCCAGAGCATTGGCAGTTTCTGGAAAACAAAATTTAGAAAATTATTACACGAAAACCGAATCTGATGGAAGATATGTAAAAAGTAGTGAAAATTTCGTAAAAGCTTTTACTATTCCTAATGGTGCTAGCACTGGAACGCTTACCGCTGACGCAAAACAAAAGTTGTGCAATCCAGACGGGCATAATTATTACGTTTATGACAGCACTTCAGAAATGATTTTAAAGTATTCGTTTAACGAAGATGATGAGATTATACAATATAAAGCATTGTATCTTGTAAACGACAAGGCTTATGATATTACCATGCAGATATTGCCGTCAAATGGTAGTTGGAGGCGTAGTCAAACTATCTTAAACGGAGCAACAGCAAATCCTACTCTTACAGGAACAGAAGCGGAGTTGACAGGCATAACCATTGGTGGTACAGACTATAAAATTCCAGTTACTAAAGAATATGTAGATGATGGATTTGTAAAGAAACAAACAGGAGTATCTGATAGACTATACTCCATTGATTCAACGGGGCAAGATAACGTTCTTGGTTATTCTCAATCTCCTGCCAATTCTGCAATTGTGCAATATACTTCTTCAGGAACTGTAAGAACAAACACTCCTATTGATAACTTAGATTCTGTAAATAAGCAGTATGGCGATAGTAAGTATTTTAATAAGGCGGAAATTGAACTAACTCCTACGACAGGAGATACTGTTTCTAAGGAACAATTGCAAGATCTTGATACAGGTTTGTATGGGATTTTTAGTCATAAAATTTATGGTTTAGATAATAGTGGTTACTTTAACCTTGAAGTATTTCATTCAGCAGGTCATAGAACGTATTTACTAGAGTTATCATCCAATGATATGTATATGGCACAAATTTTGAATGACACCGATAGAACTTTTACCGGTTGGGTTCAATTAGCAACAACGAGTGATATTAACAATAAAAAAATATTCTCTGTAACCATTTATGCGGCAGGTGATTAAGACATGAAATTAGTTACGCATAAAAGCAAAAATTTATTATATAGGATAGTAAACGAAGGAAATACAACTGTAAAGTTTGGTACTTCTTATGCTATTGCTACACAGATTTCTGCAGATACAGGTGCTGGCACTGATTTTAAAATACAAGGTTATGATGGAACTGATTATATATGGTTAAGAGGTGCCACTGTTGTTCTTGGAAAGATTACAGCCACCTTTACTACTCCAGTGACCACAGGATTTAAATATATTAGGTTTGGTGTCAATGGCTCAAAGGTTGATACTTTATGTAGATGTGAGATGGATTTAAAACCATCAACTACCTATACTTTTACCTGTAATTTTACTAACATAACACAAGGAAGTATATCTTGGAAAGATATGATGTTAGTAGAAGGAAGTACTGCAGGAGAATATGAACCTTATTCTTATAATTTATTAAATAAATGGCACTATCCTGCTACTAATACTGTAAACGAAGTCACCTTTACTAATAATGGTGATGGTAGTATAACTGCTGATGGTATTCCGCCATCATCTACCTTTTATATAGTTGCTACTTATAATAAAATTGAAGGTCATAAATATTTGGTAAGCTGTACCTATAATAGAATTCCTTTTACGGGATTAAAAATGGAAACACAGAGCGGGAGCGGGCAAGTAAATTTCAATCCTGATAATATTTTTACAGCTACATCTACTGAAAATACTAAAGTATATATAGATGTTTATAATGATCATATTGGACCATCTGTTGTTATTCCTCAATTATATGACCTTACTCTTATGTATGGAGCAGGAAAAGAACCAACAACAGTAGATCAATTCTATAAAGATTATCCAATGTTAAAAGTAGCTCCATTAGGATTTATAGATATTCCTGGATTAGAATTAAAAGATAAAGGAATTAAAAGATTAAGATATAAGACGATTACTAGGAATTTATTTGATATAAATAAGTTTGGAACAGACACTGCTTCTTCAATCTCGATTGATGGAGACACGCTTTTAAACACTATTCCTTCAGATGATCAAGGTGATACCTTCGCATTTAAATGTACTGTTTCTGTAAAGAAAAATACAAATTACATTATTAGTGTTCAGGATCATTCTTATGACATTTTCAGTTGTTATGTTTATACTGATATATCATGGGGTAATAGATTGTCTTTTGGGCAGTTTCCTTTAAAATTTAACAGTGGAGATAATGAAAGTTTAGTCATTTGTTTTTACTCTATTTATTCACGTAGACAGCCAAATGTTGCAACTTGGATACAGGGACCTCAAATTGAAGAGGGAACTACAGCTACTTCCTATGTACCTTATGGATATTTAGATCTAGGAATAATACCAAGTAATAGTGGGGTTATATAATTGAAGAATTTAGTAATCTTTCAGAAGAATTATTAAAAGAAAATGTAGAGATAGATAATGTAAATTATCATATACCTGATAAAACTAATATTTTATTAAATAAAGTAGATGGTAGAACTAATAAGATTGTTCAGTTAGCAGATAAGAGTAATTATGATGGCACTTCTACAAATAGGGGTATTACTTTTACAAATAATGGCAATGGGACAATTACTATAAATGGTACTAATGATGGCACTGACTACAGCGATCATCCAATAACTAACTCTAACTATCTTACCAACGATTGGTTAAAAGGACGTAAATATTTATTTTATTTTTCAGATAGGACCGATTTAAATTATTACGCTGTAATAGGTGGTAGCACTTCTAAGATGGAATATACAGAGCTTGGAAATACCTCTACTGGAAGAAGCCCCTTATGGAAAATACTATCACCAACAGATAATTCCATAGGTGGAAACTCTTGGTATATTTTGAGAGTAAAACAAACTGCTACTTGTACAAATGAATTGGCTTCACCTCAAGTATTTGATCTAACAGCAATGTATGGTTTTGGTAATGAGCCAACAACAGTAGAACAATTTAAAAAAGATTATCCACAATTCTTTGATGAAAAATTAGATGGTATTTGGAATGTAAGAACTAGTGGTATTTCTACTACTGGTGAAAATATATATGGATTAGAAGATTTTATTAAAAAGAATAATGCTTCTGATATGATTATAACTTATGATGGTAAGAAGTGTTTTAAAATCAGTAGAGCTTTTAATCCTACCTATTATTTTCCTCTTGGTAATTATAGTTTAAATTTTAAGGCATATTCAACATACGAACGTTCTTTTTGTAGTTTTGGAAAATATGAGAATGGGACACATACTATAAAATACTATGTTGGAGGTTCTACATCTGGCACTTGGGAAAATGACCATTATAATTTAACAGATTGCAATTTTATACAATGGTATAATGAAGTTCCATCTGATAAAGTACTCTATGTAGACATAAACAGTTTTAGTTTATCAGCAGGAATAGATGATACAAATTCCTATACTTATCAAGAAAATAAAATAGACCTTTTAAGTACACAAACATTAAATGGAATAAATGGAGTTAATGATTATATAGAAGTTATTGATAAAGGTAATGGATTATATGATTTAAAGAAAACTAAAAATATTGATAGTGTTGATTTAGGTACTTTGGATTGGGCTGCAGATGGCGCTAATTTTTCTAGTAGCTCTATTTCTTCGGTAATTAAAACACCAACTAATGATTCTGTCGGAAATTATGTATGTCAAAAGTATGTAAACTGTGCAATAAGCAAAAGCTTTGTAGACGGTGATTTCGGTGTTAATTCATCTGGATACTTATATTTTAGAAATAGCGCATATACCACAGCTGCTGCATTTAAAACAGCAGTGAATGGAGTTATTCTTTATTATCAATTAAAAACTCCAGTAACAACAATCATAGCAACAAATCTAACTTATAATCAAGTAAGTGCAATAAGAACAAATGGTGGACTTCTTTTAGTAAATGACAATAACAATCAAAAGTATGTTCAACCAAATGTCACTATAACGTCAAATTACCAATACAAGAGCTAATGATAAACGGACAGTTTTATCAGCCAATTTCTTGTATAGATATATGAACAATTCTCCTTCTCCTTCTTTGTTTGAAAGAGCAGGGAAGGAGAAAAAAATAATTTAAAAGGAGAAATTATATTATGGCTCAAAATGAAAATTATAGTCAAGTAGATTTAAGAGTCGGAACAGAATCGCAGTTCAATGCCAAAGTAGATACACTGCCCGAAGGAACATTATTCGGAGTAACAGATGCTACTGTTTCAAAAGCAGATTTATCTATTGATTTAAAAAATGAAATAAATGGGAAAGTAGATAATACTACTTATGCCTCCGACAATAAATACGGTGTAGCTAAAATTTGGTACAATAACACGGATAAATATCTATATATCAGAACAGACGGAAACTAATCAGGAGGTGTTATAATGGCTACTAATAAAATATATTTTAATAACACAACAACGCCTGTAACACTTAATGGTGTTTATTATAACGGAACTAAAATTGAAGGGTGTAAAGGTATTAAACTTAATGGAACCGTTGTTGTTAGTTTCGCGAGCTATGAATTAAAGTGGTCCGACTATACAAATGCTTATAATGCTGTATGGACAACTGCAGATCCACCCTCTGAAACAAATAAAATGGCTAAAATGACAGCCGAAAACGAATTCGCGATTTGCAGATCTGCTTGGATGTTATATACAAGGCAAGAATTTACCAGTTCCGTCGGTCTTGGGACTGACATAAAGATATTTGATTTTAATTCCGATGGTAGATTATACATTGATGAGACTTTAGTTGCCAATTGGGAAACATTATTACAATCTTATACCAACCCGATAACAATTTCTTCGCCACATAATCAAATACCTCTTTATTTTATGTTAACTGGTCTTCCTCTTATATATAAAAAAGAGGATGCTACGTTTGCTCCGACAAAGATTTTAAGTGTAAGCGATGATGGCAGTGGTGACTACGATATAAATTATGATTCTAGCAATGGTAAATGGACTATTGTTTTAGCAGATCTTTCTGTGATAAAAAATCCAGATAACTAGCTTATAACGGAGGCTAATATAGCACAAGCGATATCTGACGCTCTTGGTGTAACGGCAACAGCTGGCAGCGGAGACATAACTATAACTGGTGCTGAAAATTGGGGAGGATTTGAATTTTTAGATGCTCTTTCTAATGTTTATGTGCCAGGGTTCGGTCCTTTTTATGAGAACGAAGTAACGCATCCAAAAGAAACCGATGAACTATATCGTTTAATTCCAAATGAGAATTTCCTTGCTCAACCCTACTGGAATGTAAACATAAATCTGGAGATAAGAATTAAAAATCCATGGTTAGATGCACCTAATCCCTGTGATTTCTATATACTTACGGGGTGGGGATTACAATATATTCTTGAAAAGACAGGGAGTCCTGTAGGTGATTATTTTGTACAGGGTGAAAATAATGCAGAGGTTAATATAACTTATTTTGATACATCTTGTTTTGCAGGTCTTCAATATCCGAACATTTTGTGTAATCTGAATAGTTCTTACAGCTATTTTCGTCCTGATTATATTTTTACTAGCGGTAATTGGGCTGGAATATATAAAACAGATGATTATAACTTAAAAACTACGGCTCCTCTTTTTCCCACGGATTGTCCGTACACCATAGGGGACTTAACGTTATCAGATTTAGACACCATTCTTCCAGAAGCAACAGCTGAATGGATTGTCGAAAACAACCTGCAAAACGCTAAAGTAACATGTGCTTTAAATCAAACTTCGGAAGCAGATTACATGGATGGTAGTGATATAATTCCAGCAAGTATTGCTAATGATGTATTTAATCAATATCAATAGGAATATCCAACTAACTTTCCATACAATAACCCATCAGCTCCTACTAAAGTAGTTGAGTACGCCTTAAAGTTAAAGATGAGGACATATCCTTCTTATGCCACCGGCAACGCATAGGGTATAGCAACTGAAAGTAAATGGTATCTTAACGCTTACGATCCTTATAATGTTGGCGGATATTATCCAGTTAAGAAAACAATTGTAACAGCAGCTGGTAATAAGTATAGTATTGTTTGTAATTATACAGCACAGTAAAAATAATCGGGAGGGAGATTAATAATATGGCAGATGTAATTGTTGTAGATGATCACTTATCGACAAGCAGTAAAAATCCTGTTCAAAACAAAGTTGTAACGGCAGCGTTAAACAATAAGGTTTCAGATGGTGTTTATGCGTCAGAAAATTCTTTTGGTACTGCTAAAATTTGGATTGATAATTTAAATTATTTAAATATAGTTACAAAATAATAAACGAAGGTGATAAATATGGAAGATATTATTATTTATATTGTCTTTGGGTTGCTTTGTGTTGGGGTATTATCATATTTAATTGTAAATATTGTTAAATTTTCCAAAATGAAACCCGAAGAAAGGAAAGAGATGGTTATTACATATCTCAAGGGTTTAGTTGCTTATGCAGAAAAAGAACTTGGTTCTGGTAAGGGCGCGGAGAAATTAAAACTCGTTGAAGACATGTTTAAAAAGAAAACACCGATGATTTATAAAATGCTTTTAAAAGCAACTGGTGTTAAAGATATTAAAGAATTAATCAAAGTCGCTCTTGCAGAAGTTAAACGCGATTTTGCAAAGTGAGGTAAAATATGGCTTGTGGTTGCTGTGATTTAAACAGAATTAAAAAATTATTTGAAGAAAAACGCAAAAAAGAAGCCGAAGCAGCGAAAGCGGCGGAAGAAGAAAAAGAAGTTTTAAAAGAAGCCGAAACTAAACCGATTGCTAAGCCTCGTAAAAAGAAAGTTGAAGTAAAAGAAAGAACAGAAGCTTCTGAAGAATTATAAAAGATAAAAGGAGAATTATTATGGTTAAATTTAATAAAAGTATAAATGAATATGATTATGTTTTATCTTTTGATTTGGCAAAACATAACACAGGATATTCACTTTATAACCTCTCCGATAAAACCGTAATTCTCACTGGAATGATTATCGGAGAGGAAAAAGAAAACTTTTGGTATGGACTTTATGAGGAGTTCGAGCATTTATTGCTCGAACTTTCCTCGAAGTTCGACAAAAAGAAAATTTTTGTTATAAAAGAAAAATTGCCGACACAAAATGGTCGGTTCTCAACAATATCTACTTTGCAAGCTTTGGCACAAGTTCATGCTATTTTAGATATAGCTTGCGGTAATTGTGGTTTTGAATTTTATGATTATGACGGAATTCACTCCGTTTCCGTAAAATCTTATTTTAAAGAACTTACTGGAATAGAAAAACCCACCAAAGAAGATATTGCTAATAAAATATCCTTTTTATGCGCGGAATATGACTTCTCTGGGCTTCCTTTGGACATCACGGATAGTTTGGCGGTTACGCTCACACTCGTCGATAGGAAGTGGAATAAGGATATTACAGAAGAGATTAAAAGCATAAATAAAGATATTAAAAAATTTAAATCTGAAAAAAAGAAGCAAGAATTGCTCAATTATATAGATAAATTAAATTCATTAAAAATAATAAAGGAGGGTGACTGAATATGGGAAAGCGCACCACTGTATATAATGCTGGTCTTACCGATAATTGGGACAGCGTTTCTAAAGAAAATAAAGGGTTGGTTGACGAGTTCGTTGAATATCTCGTATCGGTTAATAAAAGCCCTCAAACAATTCATCAATATCATGAACAGTTAAAAGTATTTTTCTGCTGGAATGAAAAGCATAATCAAAACAAATTTTTTGTTGACTTAAAGAAAAGAGAATTGATTAAATTTTTCGGTTATCTTTCAAACGATTTGAAAGTAAGTCCAAACAGAGTTTGTTCGCTTCGTTCTGTTTTAAGCAGTCTTTCAAATTTTATTGAAAGAATTATGGACGAAGATTATCCAACTTTTAGAAATATTGTAAAGGTACTCGAACCAGTTACAAAAACTTTTGTAAGAGAAAGACCAATTTTGACAATGGATCAAATCAGAGAATGTTTGGTAAAGCTCGAAGAGGCGAAGAAATATCAAGTTGCTGCCTGTCTTGCTGTGTTAGCTGGTAGTGGTATGAGAAAAAGCGAAGTTGTTCAAATGAAAATGAGCGACTTTACAGAAGATAGATTGGTCTATGGCGGTCGAGCTTATGAATCCGAAAAGATTAGAACAAAAGGTAGAGGCAAAGAAGGAAAGGTCGTAACGAGAATTATTTTTAGGACACTTGTTCCCCTCGATCATTATATTGAATTGTGGAAGCAAAAAAGAGAAGAACTTGGTATTAAGAGTGAGTGGATGTTTGTTGCATATCATGACGGTTCTTATCAACAAGCAAACGTTGCCACAATTAATTCGTTTGCGAGAACAATTGGAAATTATCTTGGAGAAGATTTCTTTCCGCATAATGTTCGACATACGACTTCAACTGCTTTGGAACTTGCTGGGTATCCGATTGATGTTGTTCAATCTATATTTAGATGGGCAGATCCAAAGATGGTTAAGTACTATTCTAATATTAGTGAAACAGAATCATTGAATAGCTTTTTCGATAAGCTTAACGAAAAAGAAGAAAATAAAGAAGAATAAAAAGGAGATTAAAAGTTATGGAAGGCGTAGAGAATTTAAAAATTACTGATGTTTTGGATGTTTGTGCAGATTATCTTGACAATCCGACAAAACAAGAAAATATCGACAATTTTGAAAATATGAAGCAAAAACTTGTTGTAAGGAAAATGTTGCCGCTTTTGTTTAAAGAAGATGTTTTAACAAAAGTTTTAGCATCTATTGAAAGTTATGGAGACGAATTATATGGTTATTGCTCCGCGCTCGAACTTTCTTTAACTTTTAATGCTTTGATGGCGTATACCAACATTGATTTGATGATTGATTCAGCATTAAAAGATTATGGTTATTACGATTTAATTTGGATGTCTGGTCTTGCAGATTATATTTTGGAATTCTGCAGAGACGATTATAACCATTTAAAAGAAATGGTTTATCAGATGTTAAATTTCTCGAATTTGAAAGAATTATTTAGCGCACTTAATGGTGTTGATACCGAAGCATTGGATAGATTGACAAAAGAAGTCAATGAAACTAGAACAAATATTGATCCATCGATTATTGCAAATTTGGCAAAAGTTGTTGATTTCGTAGATCCGATGACAGCCACGGTGAAAAATTCAATTCAAGAAAATGTTGCGAAAGCCGTTGAAGAATATAAAAAACAGCAAAAGAACGAAGAAAAGAAATAATATAAGGAGGTAATTGTCCTATGGCTTTATCATAGAAAGATGTTCACCTTGATTTAGGGTTATTAAAATCTTTAAATAAAAAAGATTTAGAAGACGCTTTAAAATATTTAACTGAAAATCTTGAAAAGATTTTTAAAAGTAATATAGAAGAAGTTTATAGGATAAATACTTCGGTTTTAAAAGGAAATTACGTTCCATTAGAAGAAATGTTGTCTGCTGTTACAGTAGTATATGATATGAATCCTCCTTCTTGTAAAATATACATAGATGAAGATAAAACCACTTGGAAAGATTCTGAGGGCGAATCTGTACATAGTATTCCTTTAAACAAACAATATTACGATGGGTTTGTTACAAAAGAAGTTAAAACTTTAAATGAATATTGGATGTTGCCTATATCTTCAATACAAGAAGAATCTTGGATTATTGATAGAACTTATAAGGGAATAGTGGAATTTATTCAAAAAGAGTTTGTTCAATATATTTCTAACAAATTAAGGAGGAAATAATAATGGCGGATAAAAAGGAAATTGAAATTAAAATCACATCAGATAATAAAAATTTGTATGGTGGGAAAACTTTATCAGAATGGATATCTTCTACTATTAGTGGAAGTACAAAACAAGAAAGAAATACATTTATTGAAGCATTCCAAAAATTTACAAAAGAAGAAAAAGAAAGATTTTCAACCGAAATTGAATAGTATGCCACCAATGTAAAAGACTATGAGCTAATGCTCACTAAAAAAAGACAGAGTGAAATAAAACAAATCTTTGATAAATATATAAGAGAGTCTAATATAGATGTTAATAGAATTGGAGATAAAGAAAAAAATAAAATTCAAAAACAAATTGAAGATGAATATGTAAAAAATCTTAGAAATGTTTTAATTGAAAGTAAAAAAAGAGATATAAAATTTATACAAAAAATTTTGTCGGCTCAAACCAATGAAGCGTTAAATCAAATGAAATATGTTGTTGCGGATACAAAAAAGACAAGCACAACATCAGCGGTTGTCCCTGCAAAAAAAAGAATGGCTACACAAGAGCAAATTAAGGCGGCAAGGGAAACCGCCGGGAAACCTTTAATACAACCCAAACAAACACCAAAATTTTTTTATGCTAAAAACGAAAAAGAATTAAGAGAAAAGTTGGCGCAGGGGTATATAGTGTATATTGATGCGTCTTTATCAAGTAATAAAGACAGGAGAAAGGCGCATAAATACGACGCAAAAGACAAGGGTATACAAAAAGTTTTAGAAGAAAGTGGTGCTTATCAAAGATAGCATAGTACCACACAAATGACGCATTTTTTAGAAAGTGGGTATTTTACTTTTGAAGAAGAGTTAAAAGATTTACAATCTAAACGGGCAAAATTAGATCCGAATTCTGATAAGAAGTTAATTGCTGAAATAGATAAAAAAATAGTAAAAGTTAGCGATATTTTGGAAGCTTATCAAAAGAAAAGTCCAGTGGGAAATTATATACATAGATTGATCGAACTATATATAGATAAATAGATTGATTTAAATGATGTAGAAAAAACGGTTGAATATGTAAATAAACATTTGGAATCAGACGAACTTTTTTCTGGTTTAAAAGGAAAAAACGCCAAGGGTGTAGAGTGGGCTGTAAAACAAGCCAATATGATAGCTTAGGCGGCAAAAAAAAGAGGTATAATTAACGAAACGTCATAGGCAGAATCTTCTGGCGCGCTGGTTTATATGAGAAATGGGAAAATGTATATGAAACCAGGAGCCATTGACGTTGCGAACAAAGATTATACTACCGGTGACTGGAAATCAACTGGTGAATTTAAACCATAGGAATTTATTGGGCAAGCTATCTTGAATGGATTATAGGAAGCTGTAAAGAGATTAATTGTTTCTGGTGCACTTCCTACTAGTACAATTACTAGATTGCCAATAACTAGTGCTGGTTATATCTATAGAGGAACAAAAGCACCTTCGCAGTATGAAATAAGACCTGGCGATATAAATAATGCTGTAGAATTTTTATATGCAATTACTGATATGATGGAAGGCAAAATGACAAAGGAAGATGCAATAAATGCTATGTCAGCATCTTCTTATAGAGTTCTTCCAGTAGAGTATACGGACAAAGAAGGAGAAACCCGTGTTTCTATTGGCGGTAAATCAATATCCGCCATGATGTCAGATATTTATAAAAAATATAAAGATGATCCATAGGGACAAGAAAAAGCAGCTAATTCTTTATTACAACATTTACAAGAAGAGCAAATTAGACATATTGTAAATTATATATCGAAAAGTTATCTTCCAACTATGGAAATGGATGAATTTTTCGGAAAGTTTGTTGAAAAAGCTGGTAGTTTGTATGGGTTTGATCCGAATGGGTATAAACAGAAATTCCAAGTTCTTGGTGGAATGGAATTTGCCGGGAAAGATGGAATAGAATTCGAACCATATTCTAGAGACGAAAATAAAAAAAATATCTATGAACCTAACGAATTCGAAATAGCAGAAGCATAGGATGAAGCTAATCTGTGGGACGATATAAAAAACAATAGAAAAGATATAAATTCTTTAACTGCTCCTCAAATGGTGAAAATTGTCGGCAGAAGATTAGCAAGAGTTATAGATTATGCTAATAAAGTAAATACCGTATCAAGATTTTTGTCAGCACAACATCCAGAATTGGGTGATGATATAAACAATATATCAACCTCTTTATTGAAAGTCTCTAATTTAAAATCTTTGGATAGATATTTCCGAAGTTAGGATTTATTGGAAAAGTTCCCTCAGATGGGAACAGATGAAGATAAATTTAGATTCGCCGTTAGTAGTTTGCGTTCCGATTCTACAGAAGAAAGTGAATTAATGAGTATGTTGGAAACTATGGCTAAGTCTAATGAGCAAATTGATGGTAAATCATTAATAGAATTAGTATAGCAAGCTTATTTAGGTTGGGCTGATTTTTTTAATAAAGAACAAAAAAGCGTTCCATATCCAACATTACAATCAATAATTACTGGGGATTTACAAGGATATGATGAAGAAGATTTAAGACCAGAGTATGCCAAAAGAAGAGCTGCTGTAGGAGATTTACCCGTAGATATTGGTACGATTTCTCAATATTTATTATAGTTAGCTAACGAAGAATATAAGAATTAGAAAGAAAGAAAAATCGCTTATGCAAATAGATTCCCTAAAAATATGGAAGAACCACAATATGATAACGGGACTTTTTCAGAAAATACTGAGAAATATTAGGAAGACATAGACAAATTGTTATCTTCTATTGCAGAAGGATACAAAGATTAGGAATAGGTTGTTGAGTAGTAGACAGAAAAGGCTAAAAAACAAGTAAAAACGCAAGAGGATATTAATGAAGTTCAAGATAAAACAAAGATTTTATACGAAACAAATCCAGATGTTTATACTGTTAAAATGCCGACACATGCTAGTCCTGGAGCAAAAATTGACACAACTGTTCCAAATGCTGTAATTGGTGGAAATGGCCCAATTCCAGTTTATCCAGCTGGTCAAGGCGGAGACCTAGATCCAAATAAAACATATAGAGAAACTGGTATAACGGTTGATGCCGAAAATAAGATAGTAAGTAGAACTTTAAAAGAAGTTCAAAAAAGACAAAGCGGCAATAAACGCGGAACGCCTCAACTTGATGTAATTAAACAAATAAAAGAAGACACTGGAAAGATTGTCAATATAATGGAAAATCAACCTGCTGGGGGTTCAATTACTATAATAAGGTAGGATGAGCCATCTTCTGATAGCACTTCTGGCGGTAGTAAGAAAGGTAAATCCAAAGAAGATAAGCAAAAAGAAAAAGAAGAGAAACAAGCTGCAGCTCAAAGAAAGAGAGATAATCAAGAATATGCAAAATCTTTAAAGACAGTATACGATTATCAATTAAAGATCGATGACGCAAGACGTAAGTCTAATATAACTTCTGGCAGAGAAAGAAAATCTTAGCAAGAATTTATAAATACTACGCAAAAACAATTAAAAGCAGCACAACGTATAGCACAAGAAAAAAGAAAAGTCGTTACAGATAAAGATGCTGCGCTTATTGAATCTGGGTTAGAAGGTCAATTTTCTGTTAAACGCGCTGCAATATATACAAAAGATAAAGGCGCGCGTAATATCTTCGACCTTATGGGCGATGACATCAAGAGAGCTTTCTAGAGAATTACAGATTTTGGTGTGTCTGCTCGTATTTTGAATAAAGTACAAAAAGAAATTGCTAATGTATATCAAAATATATTGAAGCTTAACGAAGCAATGACCGATATTCGTATTGTAACTGGTGCGAATGTTGACGAAGCGAATTCTTTAATGACGAGTTATAATAAACTTGCAAAAGAACTTGGCACAACAACAACTGAAGTTGCAAAGTCTGCAAGTGAATGGATGCGTCAAGGTTATACTGCAAGCGAGTCTGTTAATCTGATTGCTTCTTCCGTAAAACTTGCTCGTCTTGGTTTTATGGATATGACCTCTGCGACAACATCGCTGACGGCTGTTCTCAAAGGTTTCAATCTTCAAGCTACTGAATCATCTGAAATTGTTGATAAACTCACAAAACTCGATGCTGAATACGCAACTACAGCTGGCGATATCGCTAACGCATTATCAAGAACGGCTGCCGCTGCAAAAGCAGCTAATCTTGATCTTGACCAAACAGCCTCAATGCTTACCACGATTATCGATATTACGCAGCAGGATGCTGGTAGTGTTGGTAATGCTTTAAAGACAATTTTGTCAAGGTACGGAAATGTTAAAGCTGGCGTATTTGCTGGAATGGAAGAAGATGGGGAAGACGCATCTGAAAGCATAAACGATGTTGAAAAGGTATTAAATACTATTGGTATTCAGATTCGTTCAACTTCAACCGAAATGCGTGGTTTTGATGAAGTCCTCGATGATTTGGCTGAAAAATGGGATAATTTAAACGATGTTGAACAAAACGCCGTTGCAACTGCTATGGCTGGCGTAAGGCAGCGTAACCAATTTTTAGCTTTGATGCAAAACTACGACCAGTACAAAGAAAGTTTGGAATCTTCTCGTACATCTTCTGGTACAGCAGATGAAAAATATGCTGCAGTTATGGATAGTATTGCTACTTCTATGCAAAAAATACAAACTGCGTGGGAGAGTTTTACACAAAAACTTCAAGCGAGTGGATTTGTAAAGGGTTTCTTTAAGACAATTGCTTTTGTTGTTGAAAGGATTGATAAATTCCTGCCACACGCAGTCGCGTTATTAACTTCAATGACGGCCAGACATCTTCCAGTTCTTGGGATGTAGATCAAGGGATTGTTTGGTGATAAAAGTTCTGCAGGAAGGTTTGTTAGATCTGTTTTTGGACGTGGAAAAACATTTGAAGAAGAAAGCTTAAAGTAGCTTGGTCAATATAAAAAAGGTATCGGATACAAGGATGACGAACTTTCAGATGCGGAAAGACGTGCACTTGGCGTGGGCGGGTTGGAAAATACCACAGATGATAAAACAGCTTTAAACACCGATCAAATTAAGTCAGATGTTGGGGCGATAAAATCTTGGTTATTGAATAATAAAAAAGATAAAGTTTCTTCACAAGATGCGCCAGATAATGCAAAACAAGACGGCTATTCTTCTGTTAATAAAAATAAAAAATCTACCAATTATTTAAAAAAAATAAGAATAATAAGTGGTGCTATAACTGGATTGGCAACCGGAATTTCTTCTGGAATGACTGCTAATTATGGTGACTTCACAAGTGGTGCAGATAAAGCAATAACAGGTCTTGCTTCTGGTGTTGCGACTGGTTTAATATCCGCGATTCCCGTTGTTGGCCCGTTATTCGGGAATATTCTCGGTCCGTTAATAGGACAAGGTATTGGTAAAATATTTTATAATGAATTCCACAAAGAAGAAATTGCTCGTCGTGCTCGTGTTGACGAAGCTAAGAAGCAACTTGAAGCCACTCAAAAGGTAGAAAGTGCAATTACCTCCGCCGAAGAATTAACAAGTAAAGATAGAAGCGAATGGGGTTCGGAAGAGTATAAGCAAGAAAAAGAACTAATCGATTAGATGCGCTTTGGATTGCAAACTTCAAGTTCTTTAGCTGAAAACTTTGCGAAACTTTCTGGTGCATCTACTGAGGCATCAGATTGGATTATTCAATTATCGAGAGATTTGACAGAGCTTGATGAAAGCGTTGTTGCAAATTATCGTGCGGCTCAAATTTTGACGGAAGCACAAGAGACGTATAAAGCTGGCGAAGAAGATCGTGCGGCATTATATGATAAACTCGGCAGTACAGAAGCTTCTATGCTTAATCAAATTCAAAACATAGATTCTGCTTCTTCTGAATATCTTGAAAAACGTAAAGAATATGAGAGCGAATATGGGAGAACAGTTGAATCTGGTATTGCTTCAATGCAACAGGCACAAATGCAATTAGATGCGTTTACTGATGCGTTGCACGAAGGATATATGAAAGCCGCTTTTTATTCTTCTGGTGTTTCTCAAATGTCTTCTGCGGATATTACTGGAGCGAGTCTCGATAGAGTTGTTGCTGAAGTTGCTCGCGCTTGGGCAGCAAGCGATGCTACTGCTTTGGTATTTGCTAATGGAACACTTTTAGAGAGTGCAAGAAAGCAAATTGTTGCGTATTTGAAAACACAATCTGATTTTACTTCATTAACAAAATCTCCTGGTGGAAGTCTTAGAGATATTATGGGTGCCAGAGATGAAATTGGTACATATCTTCAAAGAACTAATGGAGATTACGAAAGACTTAAAAATATTGTCAATCAACAAGATTTTAAGAAGATACGTGAATTTTTCGGATATGATGCAGAGAATACAGAAAACGACTCATATATTAAAGATTTGATTGATCAAATTAACAAAGCAGATCCTTCTAATATCGAACTGATTGCACATGGTATGAATATGACCACTGAGCAAGCGGAAAATTTGAAGAGTGTTATTGGTTCGATTAGTCTTGAAGATATATTAAATGGTGCTAGCAAATTACTTGATAAATTTGAAACATTGAATGGCATTCTTGGAGATATTAGCGAAGATTCTATTCTTTCTCCAGAAAATATAAACAAAGTTGTTTCTGCATTCCCAGATTTATTTAAAGAATTTGATGAAAATGGCAATTTTACTGGAAATATTTCTTCTGGAAACATTATTGGAAATTTGGTAAAATTAGTCACAGATCCAAATGGTGCTCTTGCCACGGCATATGCTGGTTTGGCAGCCAAAGAATCTTTAACTGATAAAAACAAATGGAAGATATTTCAGGATAGTGCAAAAGCAAATCAAAAAGCTCTTGGTATTACAGATGAACAACTTTCAGATATTATGACAGCAAAAGACTTTAATAGTCAAGCACAATTAATGCTGAGTAATCAAAACTTGATGGTAGAGTGGGCAAAAATAGTTACTGAAACCACCGGGGTAGCTGATTATGCTGAACAAGCAAGAAATGTATTAATTGAGGCAGAAAACAAATCTTTGGAAAAACAAATCGACAATTTACAATCTATTAAAGATTCAATTGGAGATATAAATAAACAAAGAGAGAAAGAGCTTGATTTAATAAAGGCTCGCGATGCACTTGAAAATGCAAAGAAAGAAAAGAAACTTGTTTATCGGGCTGGTATTGGATTTGTTGCTACGTCAGATTCTTCTGCAATATAGGAAGCTCAAAAAAAAGTTGATGATTTACAAAATCAACAAACTCAAGAAGATTTGCAATATCAAATTGATTAGTTAAATCAGCAAAAAGCTATTCTGGAAGCGTTCCAAAATGATCCAAAGATTGAATCTATTAAAAAATCCGCAAAAGCAATGGAAGATGCTTTGTCTAAAGGTGGAGAGGGAACGATACTTGGTTATTTACAGACGCTTAGCACCGATACATTTGTTAATAATATAAAAAATGCAATTAAAGAAAGTGCTAAAGAAAATACGCAAGACGTTTTGAACGAAGAATATATATCTTCTTTAAAGAATTATAATAAATCTGTTACGGATTATCAGGGTTGGCTTGATACAGAAGCAAGAAAAGACGAGAACGGTAATTCTGTATACTGGAAAGATATTCTCAATAATACGGCAGATCGAGATTATTCTGCGGCGAAAGAATAGGCAGAGTCTTTCAGAAAGGCAATAGAGCAAAATAGGAACGACGCCGCTTCTAAAAGGAAATCTTCTGTATTATCCTCTGAATAGATTTCAAAAGAAATGAATGGAAACTATTATAGTCCAGAAGCTGGAATAGATGGTTTAATGAATGAGAAAGGACAGTGGAATCAAAAATTAGAGGATGCCTCTAACACGTTTTTGATTTCAGCGGATGGCGTAGAAGGTTAGAGAAAAATGGCTTTTTATGCTCGGTTATTAAACGAAGAAATAACAGATCCAGATTTTATTTCAAATCAAATAAATAAAGACTTTGAAAACTCCGCTTATATAGCAAAAAGAAGTGGAAGTGGATTTGAAAGATTCCAAAAAGCAAAAGATTTGAACAAGAATTATACAGAATGGAGTAAAATTCCTGACGGATATATGATTATAAACGTAGATCATTTAGATGATATTGCATACAAAGACGGTGGAAAGCTGTTTTAGGTTTCTACTAAATATTATAATGATGGGGATTGGAAGACATTTGGAGATTTCGCCTTAGATTTTCACAATTCCCCAGATAGTGAGTCTTATTAGAAAATAGAAAAGATGAAGGAATATGCGGATAGTCATGGAATATCGTATAATTATCTCCATAATGCTAAGGGAACTTACAACACTCTTCCTGGGAATCATCAAATAATTAACGAACTTGGTACAGAGGCCATTGTAACACCACAAGGTACGCTTACATCACTTCCTTCTCATTCTGGTATTGTTCCCGCCGATCTCACAAAGAATTTGTTTGCTCTTGGTGAAATTGCTCCAAATCTTATTGCGACTCTTCGTAATCAGATGCCAAATGTTTCTAAATCGAATTCCACTAGCAATGATAATTCTACGAATATCGGAACTGTTTATGCGACATTTAATGCAGATAGCGGATTTGATATGAATAGATTTATGATCGACTTGCGTTCTGCTGCTGGCAACACAAGACATAACAATTAAATAAAATAATGAAATAACGCGGTTGAAATATATCGCGTTATTTCAAAATAAATATATAAGGAGAAAACACATGTATTATTTGGATTACGCAAAAAAAGTTGGAGACAGATATATTTTGAATTTTTTTGCTGATACAGCTGAAGATATCGCAGACGTTCCAACAAATACACCATATATCACACGTAATGGCACGAATTATGGTATTCCGCTTGAAACATCTATTGTTACAGTTATTGAAAACGATGTTCGTAAGAATTACGTTCTTCAAAACGGTGCTTATGTTGCAGGTGGTGATATCCCTTCCGTACTTGGTACACTCGAAGCAACAGAGAACAAAACATATAAAGCTTCTGATGAAAATCTCGAAGGGTATTCAACCGTAACCGTAAATGTAGAACCAAGTTTGCAAACAAAGTCGATTTCTTCAAACGGAACAGTTAAACCAGATGAAGGATATGAAGGATTTTCTGAGGTTACTGTTAATGTTCAACCAAAACTTCAGGAGAAGACAGCAACAGCAAACGGTGCGATTACACCAGACGAAACATATTATGGTCTCTCAAAGGTTACTGTAAATGTAGAGCCGAAGTTGCAATCGAAATCTGTTACAGCAAATGGCACAGTTACGCCTGACGCTTCTTATGATGGTCTTTCGCAGGTTACGGTTAATGTTCCCCCTACAACTCCAAAATTACAAGCTAAAACAGCTACAGAGAATGGGGAAGTTACTCCAGATAGCGGATATGACGGGTTATCAAAAGTAACGGTAAACGTTCCAGCAACGGAACCGAAGTTGCAAGCTAAAACAGCAACAACAAATGGCGTTGTTAAACCAGATGCTACTTACGATGGTTTGTCGCAAGTGACTATAAACGTTCCTGCTACTCCCACGGAAACAAAGACGGTTGAGCCGAATTTCTCGAATGGTAGCGAGGTTCTTACACCGACAGAAGGTAAAGTTTTCTCTTCTGTAACTTTAACAAAACCCGCTACGTTGCTTCCCGAAAATATTAAAAAGGGAGTTATTATTTGTGGTATTGAGGGTACTTACGAAGTTGCTGGCGCATAATTGGTGATTGATTATGAAAAAATCTAAAAGAATTCTTATGATGATTGGTTTTTATTTCCTTTCGTTTACTTGGGGATTCATAATGAGTTTCATTGGGTTGTTTGTCGTTTTGGGTTCGTGCTTAATTACAAAAACAAAACCGAAGAGATTTGGTTTGTGTGCGTATAATATTATTGGTGAATATTGGGGCGGATCTAATTGGGGGTTTGGTTTTATCAGCGATAGAAGATCTCCAAAATCGACTTATTGCCACGAGCATGGTCACGGTCTCCAAAATATAATTTTGGGGCCGCTTATGCCGTTTATTGTTTGTATACCGAGTGCTGTCAGATATGGGCTGTTTGATTGCGATACAGATAAAGATAAAATTAAGTTTTTATCGATTTTCTGTAGTTTGTTCGCTTTGGCGTTCTTTATTCCAATGATGATTGGTATATTTGCAAGCTGCTTGCCAGTAATTATTGTGTTCGGTATTTTGTTTTTATACGCTATCATTTTGATTGTTTGGCTTGTATTTTTCGAAGCACCGAAACACAAAGGCAGACTACACCCAGACTATGATTCCATCTGGTTTGAAGGAGATGCTACTCGCAGGGGAACTGCGTTTATGGAAAAGTATTTTCCAGAAGAAATTTACAAAGTTAATAAATAAAATTTAATATAAAAGTGGTTTGTGATGTTACACTTTAAAATAAACATCTCACCAATAAGTTTGGGTGTGGCGAGTGAGATACCTCCCGCCCGCCACAACTCAATATAAAAAATAAAAGAGGAGGCAAGAGATTATGGCAGTTTTTAAACCGACAAATTGTTCGCCGTATTTAACATCTTTTGATATTACATATTTGAATGAAGGACCAATTTATTTTCAATGTAAAATAGATACGTCAAACACAAATATTGACGGATATTCTATAACTGTTTATGATAGTGATAATCATAAAATTTTTCCGTATAGTGGAAACGCAGTCGATAATATATCATATATCAAAGATCTTTATTATGATACAACAAAGATTGGAACGATTATTTCTGATGATGGAATTTCTGATTTAAACACTGGTTTAAACGGAAGTTATTTAAAAATTCCTTTTGTCGTAAACAACGATTAGAATAGTAAACTAACAAACACAACGAAAAAAAATGTTGTTGTGTATAATAACAATAAAATACAAGATAATTCTTCGAATACCATTGAGTTATATAATGGAAATCAGTATAAATGGATAATTAGTTTATATCAACTCGGACAAAGTGCTGTCGATAATAATAAAAATAGACCAGAAGAAATTAAATATTATGATATGACGGTTGCTTCTGGCAAAATTCTTGGATCTACCAACGAAAGAATTCAAAGCTATCCGAGCGATCAAATTTATAATGATTATTTTATACAATTATATAATGCTCCAACTGTTAGTGTTAATTCTGATTTTTAGATTGAACAAAAAATCACAGGAGATATAAAACAAGTTGGAACAAGAGTTAGAATTAAAGATTACGATTCATATCTCGGACACATGTATCTGCAAACCGGGCAAGATGGTTTGTCTGAAGAAAATTTAAATATATCAAATGTTTTCCAGGTTTTTAAAATGAGTAACAACCCTAACGATTTAGGTGCGAAAGACAAGGTTGATTTTTGCATTAACAATAAATATTTTGTGCCAAAATATTTTCAACCTTCCGAATCCGATGCGTCAGCAGCATATTTAAATCAAACGTTTATTATTGCAAATGTTACTGGTTCAAGTGCTTCTGAAACCTTGGAAAAAGTAAAAAATGTTTATAATAAACCATTTTTTGAAAATATTGGTAGATAGAGCACAGAGTATCATTATTGTTATAAGAACTTTGGTGATTATAATACAGACGAATCTCCAACTGTTATATTTGGTTAGTCAAGAGTTTTATTAAATACAGAAAATGATAATAATGAGTTAGATAAAAAAGATGGCACAATAAGTTTATCATCAGCAATGCCAAATGTAGAAGGTAGTTCTAATTATAATGGTATATGGATTCCGAAATCACCAACTGTTGAAAAGTTTGCAGATCATTCTGAGAATAATAAATATATTGGGACAGATTATAAGATAACAATCTAGTGGTATCGTTCTTCTGATGCTGACACTTGGGGGAAAATAACAAATAAAGTTGTTTTAGATACAAACAATTTTAGCAGTGATTATGATACGTTTGCTGGTCAAAATATCCAAGCTTATTCTTCAGCGCAAGAAGGTGAGCAAGTTACAATTGGTACTATTAATGATACGCCTATAAAATTCAAAGAGGAAAAATCCGTTGAAATTTATCCAAATAATCTCAATGAAAAAAATTATGGCTGTATTTACAAAAACAAACTAGATACAAAAAATGGAATTGTAAATTTCATTTCTCCGTCTACAGCTATATCAGTTGGCGATAAGATATTCAATAAAGAAAATTCTTCTTCTAATATTACTCTGTTAGATAAAACTGTCTGGGCGATTAGACAAGAAGAACCAGCTTTGGACTTCAAAACAAACGATTCGTATTCAATTAAAACATTCTTCCGTTCAAGCAGTGAAAATCAATTTAGTTTATACGAACGTCCAACTGTCGATTTGGAATTATATGGTGTTTCTGGCGGGGCAGAAATAGATATCCAACCTGATAACACATGTGAGACAAAAGAGAGAAGTATTTTTGCATAGGCTGTTTATAATCAAACCAATTTGGTCCAGTGGAGAAATTATCAATGGTTTCTTTATGATGTTCCAAACATTTATAAAAATGATGAAACTGGTGAAACTGATAAAAATAAATATGATACTGCAGCGCAGTCTGCTTTGACGAAATATTTAAACCCGAATGATCTTATTTTGCAATCAGAAGTTGGTTATGACAAAGAGATAAAATATACGTTTTATGGTTTAGCTGAAGAACATCATTGGTATATTATATCGCTCGTTTTAACAGACCAATATGGTACTATTATTACAAAGAAAGTTGCTGTTTATACAGGATTTGATGTTTCCTTAGAAAAAGATAAAGATTGGGCTAATTATGGGCTTCGGTGCGATTTAACTGGTGTCGATATGTGGTTCGAAGATAAATACGGTTATATATATCCGAATTTAGGCGATAGAAATTATTTGATAGAAACCGATAATAATTATAAAGACAATCCAAAAGGCGTTGAATATTTTAGTGGCGTTATGAATATATTTGATGAATCTGACGGTGTTTTATATGACAGTGTGTATAGCAACGACGGATTAAGCTCTTGGAATCCTCCTTCTAAACAAAATTTGACTTTTGATCAAACAAAAGGTATTGAGTTTACCACGAGGGTTACAATAGACAGTTATCAATACTCGGCAGAATTTCTGAATGTTGTCATTAACACAGACGGCGGAAATACAAAAAACCTGGTTCTGAAACCGGAAGACCTATATATAGGTTCAAATCAGTGGCCAGACGGTTATAAAGTTGGTTTCCCGAATTACGAGTGTTATAAGATTGGCGATTATGCTATAGGGAAGAATCCGAACATATATGTTTATGGGAACGCGACAACTGATTTATTCCCCGCTTCCTATAATTCTTATATCAAGTCCAATAATTACTATATGTCTTATATTCCTTCAAACATAGTTCCACTTGGAGCTAATAAACCCTCTATAAATTATCCAAATTCTTGGTATTTTATCCATTATGATGAAGAAAATATCGTTAAAGATATAATAAGCGATAAACCGATAAAAATAAACAAGATGATTTATACTTTAGACGATCCCGATGGATTGTAGAATAAGGATGTATTTTATAATTTGCCAATATTTATAAAGAACGATTTGTCTTTAAGCGGGAAAACAATAGAGAATTTACCTGCTGGAAATAAGGTTTATAGTCTTTGGATGGATAAAAACGATGAGATAATCATACCAATAATAGTTGCTATAAATGAACAAGCTAATACTGTTTATTATTGTTATAGAAAAGTTAATAATCATCAAGAGGATATATCAGATAACTTTTGGGAAGATACAAACGAAAACGGTGAAGATAATATCTGGGAAGATGAAATAACGATAGAAGATATTCAATCTGACCATTTAAGAAATCAAGACGGTTCGTTGAATACGATTAGAAATCGTTTGTATAGCAAAGTTTTATATTTTTATGTTCAGTGGAGTGGAAAAGAGAGTGATAATATCACATACGGTATTAACGGGAACGTATCACAAAGAGTAATAGATGTCGATTCAGAATTATCGTTAACTTCCGTTAATCCAGTTGAGAACATGGTAATTACAACTGCTTTAAATTCAAAATTAGATACAACAACGTTATCTAATCAGAATACATTTGGTATATTTAAATGTTATACAGATAAATTTGGCATATTAACTTTTGTTACTGGGGAGGATAAAAATGGCTAATATTAAGATCGGTATAAGTAGTGGTTAGAAACCACAAGATTTTGGCAAACCGTCAAGAAAATCAAGAGTTTCTTATTTATATGCTTATAACAAAGACGAATCTTCTCCGTCAAACAGAAATTTTCCAGCGATTTTTTCAAAGAAAAAATATTCTGAAATTATGCAAGATAAAGATTTTTTATTTGCGTTGAACTACACAAGTGATGAAGAAGTCGATGGTTTGCCAATACCACCTCCAGATGGAATTGTTTCAAAAGAATTAAAAACGTTTCCACAAAGGTCTATTTATAAAAGAGAAGTATGGAGAGATAATAACAACCAAGTGTATTATGAAAAAATATTACACCCGGTTGTTTTACAAAATAATGTTTCTCGTGTTATAGACTATAATGTAACAACAAACAGGAATTATGAATATATAATTTATTTAACGGATCAAAGTGGAAATAAAACAATTCAAAGAGAGATACATTTTCCGATAACAACAAAGTGGGATTATTGGTCGATTTCTGAATTACACAAAACAAATGAACAGAATGTTTATACAACATCCGAAAATGAAACTTGGTTATTTAAGTTTAACGTTGAACCAGGAGAGCAACAATAGAATGTTTCTAAATCGCAACAAGATACGCTTGGTAAATATCCAGCTTTTTCTTATGGGAAAAAGAATTATACCACAAGTTCTGTTTCTTGTTTGCTTGGTTCCGAAATGCTTCCTTTTGACTTTTTAACAACGAATTATGTTCTTGCAAGAAACGAAGACGGTAATGTTTCATGGGGTTTAACACAAGATACAAGTGAAGTATATGGCGGATATACAGAATCTCGTTGGAAGAAACTATTAGACCAATGCGGAATGGACGAACGTGTTGTTAATATTTTTGACACAAAAATCACATCTAATGACAGCGTTGATATGTTGAATGAGTGGAAGAAAATATGTAATTCTGGAAATCCGAAGCTTTATAAGAATTCCAAAGGTCAATCGTTTATTATACAGATAACTGAATTTTCGAATTCAATTAATGAATCTTGGGATAAGCAGCCGATAACCGTTAATTTTAGTTGGACGGAAATTGCAGATGCAAGCAATGCAAGAATAATACAAACAACCGAATTCACTACCGATACAAGCGGAAGTGTTTCTGGTGGAGGAGATGAGCCAGTGATGGATTATAATATTCTTTTGAATAAACCACAGATAAACGGTGTTGAATTGGTTGGAAATAAAACAGATAAAGATTTGTATTTGGAGGCAGAGGGTAATATTGAGTCTATTTCTGGAACAAGTCCTTCTGTAAAATTAGACAACAACATCACTTATAATCTTGGTTCTATTAATGGATTAACAACAACATTTGGTAGTATTAATGACGAATACTATAAAAATCGTCAGTGTTCACAGGCAGAAATCAATTTTACTGCTGCAAGTAATTTCACATATACACCGCCAGAAAACACAACTATTATAGGCGGAGATGTTGATGGTGGAAAACTTAATGCTAAAAAAGGCACTTCTTACAACATAGGGTTTGGATATGTTGATAATGTTATGTATGCTGTTTGTGGCATTAGATAAAATATAAAAAGGAGAGGTAAATATGATTTATAATTCGTCTTAGTTTTCTTTACAGGGAAGCGGAGAGGTAATTTCTATTACCTCTCCTTATTTATTTGATCAATATTATAATTTTTATTATATAGAAGATTATATTAAGAATAAACATATATAGCCAAGGTTTAAAATTTATGTTTTGAACGCTGATGAAACAGAAAGATATGAAATTCCAAACGAAGACATTATCAGTGGAAGTTATTCCGAAAATTATCAAAGTGGTCAGAGAAGGACGTTATCTTTTCAATTAAATAATAACAACGGAGAATATACACCTTCGATTAATCATTTTTGGACTGGATAGAAATTTTCTTTTTATATTGGATTCAATATGAATAATGATGAAAATAGTGTTATTTGGTTTAGAAAAGGAATTTATTCTTGCCAAAATCAAAGCGTTGACAATTCCTCTGATACAAAAACGGTTAGTATAGAAACAGCTGATAAATTTTCGGTTTTAGAAGGGAAAAGAGGTACGTTGGAATATTCTTATACAATTAATGTAGGTGAAGATATCGAAGAAGTTATAAACAATATATTGAATACGGATAATGGTTCCGGTTTTATACTTGACACAAAAGATATAATTTATAATTCTTTATTTAAAGGCAAAAAAGTAATTTCTCAAATATCAGAACCTGCTGGGGCAACTTATGGTTCGATTATTTTAAAACTTGCAGAAATGCTTTCTGCGGAAGTTTTTTATAATGTCAACGGTAATTTAACGTTAATTCCAAAACAAGAAGTTATTAATGATTCCGATAAACCGATTTTATTTTCTTTCAATGCGGATGACGGTGACTTAATGACACATAATTATAGTTTTTCTTTCGAGGATATTGTAAATAAAGTTGTTGTCATTGGTTCGAACGTTAATGGTAACACGTGTAGAGCAACCGCTGTCAATAATGCTGCAGATTCCCCAATCAGTGTATCAAGAATTGGTTATAGAACGGGATCAATAATTAACGATTCTTCGATTAATTCAGATTATCTTGCATAGGAAAGAGCTGATTATGAATTAAGAAAAGTTAGTGTTGCTAAAACAAGTGTAAGTAACACTATGTTATTAAACCCTTTAATAGAAGTAAACAATTTAATAGACATTACAGATAGTTTTTATGGCATAGAAAATGAAAAATTCCTTGTTCAATCGATTTCTTTCTCGCTAGATTATGGTGGAGAAATGTCGATTTCGAGCTCGAATATAAACAATCTTTCATTTACGAATAGATAAGGAGGGATGTATGAACAAAACAGAACAAGCTAATAGCTTTTTAAATATAATACGTTCCATTATCAAAGAAGAGCAAAACAAACGCGACAGGGTTGAAATTTGTCAAATTGACAGCGTAAATGAAGATGGTACAGTAAATATAAAAATGCTTTCGGATTTTGAATCTGTTAGAATAATTCCAAATATTTCAAATCAATCGATATATGATTTTAAAAGTGGGGATTTGGCCATTATTTATATGATTCAAAATCAATTGTCGAACGCGTTTATAATTGCTAAATGCGGTCCGACAAATGAAAGTTTAAGAATATCTTCGTCAGATAGTGATACCACTGGCGAAGGAACTGTTATACAAAATATAACATACCAAAATGTGACTGCTGGTGGCGTAACATCTGTTAATGGAAAAACAGGAGAAGTTACTATTACCGCATAGGATCTTGGGGCAATTACTGAAATTCCAGATGTAACACAAATACAATCAACAGATATTTCTTCACTAGTTTATGATACAATAAATGGTGCTGCTTTTGAAATAAATAACAGTATCACTTTTTCAGATGGAACAAAAAATAACCCACTTTTAAAATTTAATTTACCTATTATAGGCATTAATGGTATTAGTATAGATAAATCTAATGGTAAAAACGTTCTGGAAATTTCAGGGAAAGATTTGCAAGATTTAATTAATTCTATATCTTTGACTAGTGGTACGAATAATGGAACTTTAAAACTAACTGTTGGTACAACTGTTGTTGATAATATTAAAGTTACTGGTTTTGATAAAAAGCAAGATCAGCTTAGTACGAGCCAATTAAACGCTGTTAATTCTGGGATTACGTCTGCAAAGGTAACAACCTATGATGGATATCAAGCTCAGATTGATGGTAAATACACGAAACCGACTGACGGTATTCCCAAAACTGATTTGGCGATCGACGTCCAAACGTCACTTGGGAAAGCGGACACGGCACTTCAAACCCATCAAAAAATTACAACTGGTAGCACGGACGGAACGATTTCCGTTGATGGTACAGATGTATCTGTAAAAGGACTGGGTTCTCTTGCATACAAAAATTCTTTGACAAAATCAGACGTAGGTTTAGGTTCGGTTGTTAATGCAGGACAAGATTCAACGCCAACCGCTAACTCCAGTAATTATATTACCTCTGGCGGTGTTAAGAATTATGTTGATACGGCTATAAGTGGGGTATCACAATTCCAATATGAGGTAGTTGTATCTTTACCGACGGCAAGTGCAGATACAATGGGAAAGATTTACCTTGTAGCACACTCTCATTCTTCTGACGATGGTTATGATGAATATATTACGTTGGAAAGTGGGACAACGACAAAAACTTATTCATGGGAAAAGATTGGCAATACTGATATAGATTTATCTAATTATGTGAATAATTTATCTGGAACCGCAAACAGCGGTGTTGTGACAAATATCACAAAATCTGGTAATACACTTACGGTTACATCGTCCAATCTATCTGGAACGCAAACGGCATCTAGCGGGAAATATATCTCTGGTATAACACAGGATAAGACGGGAAAAATAACTTCCATATCGGAAGATACACTTCCTTCGAATACGGCACACAGTCATACTGCTGGAACCGGTTTAAGTATTTCTGGTTCTGGTGGTGTTTCTGGAACGACAACGTATAGTTTAAAAGTAGCTTCGTCTTCTGAAATCGGTGGTGTTAAACCAGGTGCGACGAGTGGTAAAACTTACGGCGTTGATGTTTCTGATGACGGGGCAATGACTGTTTCTGTTCCGTGGACGGATAATGATACAACATATAGCGCAGGCACTCATATTAGTATCGACGGGACTACAATCAGTGCGTTATGGCCAACAGCTTCTGATAGCGGTTACGCTGGTATTGACAAAACTGGTACGGTTACTGGTGTAAAGGTAAATGGAACAACACATTCTCCCGTAGGTGGAGTTGTCGATATTGGTTCTGTACCATCCGTTGTTCAAACAACTGGAACATCAACGACAAGTGTTATGTCTCAAAATTCTGTAACCAATGAATTGAGCAAAAAAGCGGATCTGTTTGTGAAGGAAACGGAGATTAATCACATTAGTTCCGGTAAATCTTATGAGCTTGGAAGCGTTTCATCGATGGTCAATTTCCCTACGATAAACGCTGCTGAATTTACAAGCATAAATGATGTTTCACAGATTTGTTTTAAAGCAAGTGCAAACTTTGCAATAAATATGCCTTCTACAACGTATTTGTGTATCGGGGATGGATTAAGTAGTGACAAAGCAAAGTTGACTACTGTTTCAGGAAAATCTTATTGCATTACGGTTGGTTATACTCCTTTTGGAATTCAAATTGTTAGTGCAATAGTGGATGTTTTATAATATAATTTAAATAATATATATTATATATAATATTATAATATAAATATAATAAAATAAAACAAATAAAAAGAAAATAAAAGTTACTTTTTATTTTTGAAAATAAGGCGAAATCCCTTGACTTTGGGGTTATAATATGCTATAATATACTCCAAAGCCAAGGGTAAAAGTCTTTGGTTTAGAAAGTTTTAAGAAAAGAGGTCAGTTTTATATGAGAAGTTTTGAAGAAGTAAAACCAGAATTTAAGAAGTTTCCAAATGTAAAAACTCGTTTGCCAGAAAGAAGTGATGCAAAGTCGGCGGGTTACGATTTTTATAGTAAGGAAAATTATGTTATTAATCCGAAAGAATCGCACGTTTTTTGGACAGATGTGAAAGCACAAATGTACTTTGATAACGTGCTTAATATATACGCCCGTTCGGGGCTTGGTTGTAAATACGGTGTAGTTCCTAAGAACTGTGTCGGAATTATTGATGCCTCCTATTACGGGAATGAAAAGAATGATGGCGGAATCGGTGTTTGTCTCGAAAATAAAGGCGATGAGCCGTACTCTGTGAAAGTGGGAGATCGTATTGCACAGGGTGTTTTCACGAAGTATTATATTACCGATGACGATAAATATGTTTATGGGAAGGAAAAAGATAATGGCAGAAAAGGTGGCTTCGGCTCTTCCGACGAGGTGAAATGATGAAAGTTTTGCTTTATACGTCTGGTTGCCCGCAATGTCGTAATCTTGAGAAAAAATTAAAAGAAAAAAATATTGAAATTATTGAACGTAATATTGTCGATTCAGAAGACGATTTGAATTATATTATGGATAAAGGTTTCAATCATGCTCCAGTGATTGAGTTAGAAAACGGGGATATGATGAAATATGCCGATGCTTTAAAGTGGATTGGGGGTATTTGATATGCACGATTATAAAAAATATCAAGATAAACTTGATTATATAAAAGAATATTCTGAGGCTAAAAATGCTGCTTCTGGTAGTAAGTTTGACGCTAATGCAAACGTAGAAAACAAAAACGTTGCAACATTATCTGCAGAAATGTTTAAAAAAGAAGAGATTGGCATTAATCGTCTTAGAATGATAAATAAGATTACAGAGTTATATGGTGAAGATTTGGCAAAAGAATATATTCGTCAGCTTGATTCTCATGAAATTTATCGTCATGATGAAACGCATCCAGTAATGCCATATTGTGTCAGCATAACAATGTACCCGTTTATTTGCGATGGTTTGAAAACAATCGGTGGAACTTCTGGTGCTCCGACGAATATAAATTCTTTTATCGGAAGCTTTATAAACCTTGTGTTTGCTGTGTCTGCTCAATTTGCTGGTGCTGTTGCTACTCCAGAATTCTTAACTTATTTTGATTATTTTATCAGAAAAGAATATGGGGATGATTATTATTTGCATGTAGACAAGGTTATCAACTCGGTTTCAAAGAGGCCAGTAACAATCGGAAAGTTGATTACAGATTGTTTTGAACAAGTTATATATACGTTAAATGCTCCTGCAGCCGCGAGAGGATATCAGGCTGTGTTCTGGAATATTGCTTATTTTGATCGTACTTATTTCAATTCAATTTTTGAAGATTTTGTATTTCCAGACGGTGATGAACCGAAGTGGGAGAGTACGTTCTGGCTTCAAAAATTCTTTATGAAATGGTTCAATAAAGAACGGAAGAAACAATATCTTACATTTCCTGTTGAAACGGCTAATCTTGTTTTCGACAAAGAAACAAAGAAATATAAAGATGAAGATTGGGCTGATTTTTGTTCTGAAATGTGGGCGGAAGGGCATAGTTTCTTCGCTTATACGAGCGATTCAGCGGATAGTTTGAGTTCTTGTTGCCGTTTGAAAAACGGAATTACAGATAACGTATTCTCGTTTACTCTTGGTGCTGGTGGAATTTCAACTGGTTCCAAAGCCGTTATTACAATTAATATTAATCGTCTTGTGCAAAACGCCGTAAAAGATAAAGCTGATATTTCAGAAAGAGTTAGAGAACAGGCTATTAAAAATCAAAAATATTTGCTTGCTTTCAATGAGTTGTTGAAAGAGGAACTTAAAGCTGGATTACTTCCAATTTATGATGCTGGATATATATCTATGCCAAAACAGTATTTAACAACAGGTGTCAACGGTTGTGTAGAGGCTGCGGAGTTTCTTGGAATTGATATTACGGCTAATCAAAAATATTTTGATTTCTGTAAATCTATTCTTGCACCAATTCAAGAAGAGAATAAAAAGGCGCGCACAAAGGAAGTTATGTTCAATACCGAGTACGTTCCTGCGGAGAATCTTGGATCTAAAAATGCTTCTTGGGATAGAAAAGATGGATATTTTGTTCCTCGCGATTGCTATAATTCATACTTCTTCCGTGTCGAAGATTCTAAACTTTCGATAGTAGATAAGATGATTATGCACGGAGAAGATGTTGTCAAATATCTTGATGGTGGAAGTGCTTGCCATCTTAATCTCGATGAACATTTAACGAAAGAACAATACAGAAAACTTCTTGATGTTTCGGCAAAGGTTGGTTGCTCTTATTTTACATTTAATATTCCTAATACGATTTGCAATAAATGCGGTCATATTTCAAAACATTATTTGAAAGAGTGCCCAGAATGTGGTTCGACAGATATCGATTATATTACACGTGTTATCGGATACGCGAAGAGAGTTTCTAAGTATTCCGAAGCTAGACAAAAAGAAGCGGCAAAGAGATATTATGGAGAATATTCAAATTAAATATGCAGACCAAATGATTTGTTTTCAAGAAATTCCAGATGAAATTAGTTTGAGTTTTTCAATTACTGGTTGCAAAAGGAATTGCAAAGGATGCCATTCGCAATATTTAAGAGAAGAGAAAGGAATAGAAGTTAAGTCTGTTTTGAATTCTTTTTTAAAAAAATATAATGGAATTATTACTTGTGTTCTTTTTATGGGTGGAGATGACGAGTTGCACAAACAGAGTCTTTTTGAGTGTGCAAATATTTGTAAGAATAATGGTTTAAAAATAGCTTTGTATTCTGGAGCAACAGAGTGTGATGATGATATTTTTGAATTATTTGATTATGTTAAGGTTGGTCCATACATAGAAGAGCTCGGTGGATTAAAATCCAAAAAAACAAATCAGAGATTATATAAAATAAATCATAATACAAATACTAAAGAAGATATTACGTATTTATTTTGGAAGAAAATTGAATAAGTTAATTTTAAATAAGGAGGTTGTTTATGGAAAACGTATTGATTGAATTTAAAAAGAAAGCTAAAAAGCAAAACATTATTAAGGCAGGGTTGTGTTCTGTAGCAATCTCCTTGTTATTTAATATTCCGTTTTTGATAGCTTTTTGGATTATGGATTATAAATATAAATTTATAATTTGCACTGGAATTTTTATCATCGGGATTTCTGTTTTGTTTCCAGTTTTATATTTCAAAAAGTTTAAATATACCGAAATTCAATTAGCAAAAAGAATTGATGATCTTGGTTTAGAAGAACGTGTTTTGACAATGATTGAATTAAAAGATAATAATTCTTTTATTGCAAAGAAGCAAAAAGAAGATACGTTGAACGTTCTGAAAACCGTAGAGGCGAATGATTTGAAGGGGAAATATAGAAAACAGTCATTTCTTTCGATATTTTCAACTGCGTTGGCATCTTTGGTAATTACTTTGTCTTTAATGTTTCCAAATATTAGAGAAACAATTATTGCTCATGGAGAGCCAAAATATACAATTGAAGTATCTGCGGAAGGTCTTGGTTTTGTAATTGATTATTCTAAATATGAAAATCAATCTTTGATAAATGCCGTTTCTAAAAAACAGGAGCAAGATCAGATTGATAAAATTAACAATAAAGAGATAGTTGAATTGAAACAATTCCCGACTGCATTTTCAAATAGAATTTCTGTTAATTATAGATGTTTCGAAGATATTGATGCAACTATGGTTTTAGACGGTGCTAACTTTGAAGATATTTCTTATAGAATAAAATCTGACGAAGTACATATTTTAATGGCACTCCCTTATAAAGGGTATGTGTTTATTGGCTGGTCAGACGGTTGTGCTTCTCCGTTCAGAGAAATTGACAATTATTCCACTAATTTGATTGCGTTGTTTGATGAAGTAAGTTCCGTAGGTGAAGATCTTCCAGATAAACAGGAAGAGCCAGGAGACAAAGATGAATCTAATGGTGGTGAATCTGATGGAATTGGACCAGAAGGAAATGGAACTGGCAAAACAAACAACGATGATAGTTGGGGAGATGGAGCAAAAGGTTCGCCAGCAAATCAAGTAATCAACGGTGAAACTTATTATGGCGATATTTTTAATCAAAGCTATCAAGAAGCTGTTGAAAGAATAAAAAATGATACAAATTTAACAGATGCACAAAAGAAAGCTATAACTGATTACTTTGAATCAATAAGAAAAAATTAAAGGAGAATTGTTTATGGCAATAATAATTCAAAATAAAACTACAGCTTCTGTTGTTAGAAAATCAACAGAGAATAGGGCACAGCTTCAGAATAAAGGCGATATTTATATTGGTACTGGCAATAAGATAGAATAGGGTAGTACTATTCCAGATACAAAGGGACAAAATATTATCGATGCAATTAATGAGAATGCAATTAACAAAACATTAGAGGCGCAACAATTTTCTGCTTCTAATCCCCCTCAAACGGATACGCAACTCGTTAGAAAGATTGATTTAACTAATGGCGATGTTAAAGTAAAAGATTCCGAGAATGCCGATTATTTAAAATTTCCAAAATATATTAAAGTTGATATTAATAGTTCTGGAGAAATGTATACAACACTTCAAAGTGGATGGTACATGGCGGCTTATTATCCAAACTTTATAAATGATGGAAGTTTTGGCGGAGGTGTTGCTTATTATTTTGCCCCTATTCGTTATGATTTCCATTATATCAGCGTAGATAAACCAGGAAGTAGAATAACAACGATTGGTGGTGGCGTATATCCAGACGATTCTATTTATAATGGATATTATATATTGTCAATAAGTGATGTAAATCCTGCTTTACATAGCGGAAATAAAACTAAAATTGCACTACAGTCGTATAATGTTCCTGGAAATGTTTATAACACGGTAAAAAATACAAATGGTATAATAGTTTTCTTTCCCATATCTAATTAAATTTTAAGAGGAACGTCAAAATTACTTGACATTCCTCTTTTTTTATGGTAAAATATATTCGTAATAAAACACAAGGAGAATATTATGACAACAAAGCCAGTAATCAAAGAAAACTTCATTGAATTTCTCAAAACTAATTATCCAGAATGTTTTGAAAGCGGAACGCCGATAGCGGAAAACGCTTTGGAAGCTTTGGTTATATTAAAAAAGAGAGAGTATACAAAACAGTTTTGCACCTCGCTTTCAAAAGATGTTATGCAAGTTAAAACGAACAAAAAATTCAAAGATCAGTTAAAAGATATTGAATATAAAATTCGTAAAAATCATATTGATTTAGGAGAGAATTAATGTCATTTCGTGAATTTTATAATGAAGATTGTTTTGTAAATATGAAAGGGTTTAAAGATAAATCAATAAACCTTATTTTGACTTCGCCGTTTTATAATACGAATAAAAAAGCGGGGAAGAAAAATACGCTAGAAAACACAGAAATCAAAAAGGGAACGTATTCTTATATTAGATATGACGAACACGTCGATAATATGACGGACGAAGAATATGAAGACTTTACAAAAAGATTGTTCAATGAATTTGATAGAATTGTTGTGAACAACGGGGTTGTTCTTTATAATCTTTCTTATAGCAACGAAAATCCAGCAAATTTGTTTTCCTTGGTTGATATGATTTGCGAAGAAACGAATTGGACAATCGCTGATATAATCGTTTGGAAAAAGAAAAACGCTTTACCAAATAATTGTTCGCAGAATCGTCTAACTCGTATTTTCGAATTTGTTTTTGTTTTTTGTAGAAAGAGCGAAGAGAAAACTTTTTATGCAAATAAAAGGGTGATTTCATTACGCGCAACGGGGCAGAAATCGTATGAAAATATCTTTAATTTTGTCGAAGCGAAGAACAATGACGGTCCGTGCCCTTTAAACAAAGCAACTTATTCAACAGATTTATGTAAGCAGTTGCTTCGAATTTACGCAAATCCAGAAGACAAAGATTTTGTTGTTTACGATCCTTTTATGGGAACGGGGACAACTCTGGTTGCATGCAAAGAAATGGATATAAATTGTTTTGGTTGTGAAATTTCTAAAAAACAATGCGAGTGGACGCAAAATCGCTTGACAAATCAAAATTAATGTGATATAATATATATGTTATAAACGCGTGATGTCAAATCTAAATTTGACAAAACGTGATTATATAAATTACTGTACAGTGGGGAATAGCATAACGGTAGTGCGGTGCTCTCTAAAAGCACTCTGTGTCGGTTCGAGCCCGACTTCCCCCGCCAGTAACGATTAAAAATAAAATGGAGGTAGTACTTATGTCGTAGATACGTGAACCTTGTTATTTTTATACTTAGAAGGCGGCATCTTATGTCGGGAGTAGAGATTATGAAATCAGATACGATCCCGTCGTTTTCGTTGTATTTTCTGAAGATTTTTATCCCTTGGACGATGACAAATACCAATCGTGTTTATGCAGGAGTTTGAATTTGGCGAACGAATATAACACAAACGTTTCTTATTCAGACAAGGAAGATTTGGCTAAAGCAATTTATTTTGATTTATATCAGAAACCAGATGAAACCATTTTTGTCTGCGAAAATGATGCAATTGCCGATGTGGCAAACAGGTATTTTGGCGAAGATAGTATTATAAACATTAAAAAGGTAATTGAGGAATTTGAAGAAAAATGAACAGAGAGTTTGTGAGAAATTTTAACAGAATCAATAAGAGCAATTATTCCAAACAAGATATTCAAACGATGATTGCACTGACGAATATTATGCAGGGTAAATTGTCGAAAGATATGGAACTTGGTTTTCCGAGTTTAAAACATTATGATAATCCAGAGTTATTTCCGAATGGAATGTTGGTCAAATTGAATTATGAAAAAATTAAACAACGGAATCAAAATGATTTGACAGAAGATTATAAAAAGTTTGTCGAAGAAAACAAAGATAATGAATTTCATCTAATCAGAGAGAGCGAAGACACGGGATTAGTTTCTCTTGAAGAAGATAAAAGAAAAGCTGTTCTCGATGGGAAAGAAGTTGATTGCCCGAAGTTTTTGTTTGATATGCTTTCAGATTTGCTTGTAAAAGATGAAAATAATAATTGGATACCAGCATACGAGTTTGAGAGAAAATTTTTAGAAAAAAATAAGAAAAGCGATTAAAAATATTTGACAAAAAGATTTTAAAGTGATATAATAAAGAAAAAATGCAATCCGCAAGATTGCAAGATTATAAGGAGAAGAAATTTATGGCAATGAATTTTACCTTTGTAGGTAAACTGAAAGCAGTCAAAGACAATGAGAAGTTCAAAGGTTATGAAGTAAGAACTTTTGAATCTGGTTGGGTGCAGACGAATTTGAAATTTAATGCGACGAATGGAAACAATCGCCACATGTTTCAGATTAAAGCTGGTTATTGGGGTGATAAGAACGGTAATGTTAATGAGAGCAAAACCGTAATTTACGCGCCAGTAACAAACGAAGAAACGCACAAGACAACGAGAACCAAAATTGCTTATGTGGACAGGGAAGATGAAAGTGTTTTGAAGTCTGTTAGCAAGGGCGGTAAATATGTTCTTGATCTTCGCACGGATGAAAACCCAGCTGGTTATAAGGAATATATCTTCGAGAAAGATTTTATCGATGATGTTAAGAAACACATTCTCGAAAACACAAGAGTGTCAGATGTGAGATTCAGAGTTCTCGGCGAAGTAGAAATCACTTATTCCGAGAGCAAAGGAAACTTTTATAAGACGTTTATTCCGAAGAAAATTTATCTTGCAAAGGACACCGAAGAAGATAAGATGCAGATCAACGCAAAGCTTATTTATGGAAGAACCAGCCTCGAAGATGTTGCAGGAACCGATAATTTTGTGCTGAACGCATACTCAAGATATTATGATAATTCTTACCGAGTCGATAATTGCAAGGGATATTGCTTCTGCCCTGTAGAAGTAAATATTGTTCCAAAGAATGAAAAGCAGAAAGATTTGTTCGTTAAGAGATTCCGTGAATTCGAAACTGATTCCAGCGAATACAGAGAAATCGGTATGGTTATTGATGTAATTGACGGACAGGAAATTGTGCGCGTTACAGAAGATATGCTCGGCGAAGAAGCGAAAGAAAATATTGAGTATGGTTTCTCGACTTTGGAAGAAGAGTTGAAGAAAGCTGGTGGAACAACCTATGGACCTCGTATTACAGAGTACAGATTCAATAACTGGGGTTCTCCGAGTGAAGACACTGTTTATCAAGATGAAGATCTTCTTCCGCCTCATCACGATGACGAAGAAAAATCTGATGACATTTTCGAAGACGATGAAATTTAAGTGGAGATAAAAAATAATGGCATTTGTTAAACCTCAAATTAATACGATTAAAGCTGATATTGCAAACATTTCGATTTATCTTCGTTCAACGAAGAAATTCGGTAAAACCACACTTTTCAGAGATGTAATTCTCGAAAAGTATGGAGATCCCTCTTACGGTCTTCTTGTTGGTTGCGGCGCAGAAGTTGGTTATAAACTTCTCGACAATTTGAACTGTGTTCAGGTTACGAGTTGGGAAGATTTGGTAGAACTTAAAAAGTGGCTTATCGAAACCAACGGTGTAGAACATCATATTAAGATTGTCGCGTTCGATACTGGCGATGAACTTGTTTTGCTTGCAGACAAGAAAACGATTGCAATTAGCAATAAGGAAAATCCTCAGAAACCTTGCCGTTCGATTAAGGCCGCAATGGGTGGCTATACCGCTGGTGAAAAGTATTCCGCGAACAATTTGATTAAGCCTTATCTTTCCGATTTGCAGCAGCACGGTTTTGCAACGTGGGTAATTGCACACACGAAGTTGAAGACGATTAAAGATAAAGGTGCGCTCGAAGAAGATGGATATCAGCAGCTGACTTCCAATCTTTCCGCTGATTATGAAGCTGCATTCGGTGATGTATTTGACGTATGTCTTACTGGCGTTATTGACAGAACGCTCGAAACAAAGCAGGTCGGCAATGATAAGAAGAATGTTGTTACCGATACGGAACGTAGACTTTATTTCCGTGGAACTCCAATGATCGATGCTGGCGGTAGATTTGCAGCTGGTACGGTTCCCGAATATATGGTGTTCGACAAAGATAATATGGCAGCGGACTTTATTAAGATTGTTGAAGGTGGTATGGAAAAGTCAAAACTTTCTGGTTTTAAAGTAAAGGCAAAAGTAGAAGACAAACCAGTTGTTGAGGCAAAATCAGTTGTTAAACCCGTTGTGAACACGGCGGCTGAAGTCGAAGAAGATGAACCACCTTTTGATGCCGATAGTTCGGAGAGCGAAGATGAAGAAGTTTATTCGCTGGCAGAAAGACTTGCGGCGGTTCGCGAAGCGTTTAAAAATGCTGGGAAAGAATTGAAAGATCAGGTTAAGGCAATTCTTATTGCGAATGGCAATGGTCAGGAAAAAGCAAAACTTGACAATCTTCCTGTTGAAGAGCTTGCAAAAGTAGAGGCCATCCTTGGTCTGTAATTAGAACAATTATAAGGGCGAGATTTTTCTCGCCCTGTAATAAACATCGGAGAGAATATGGCACTTGGTTATTGTAAATGTGGTTGTGGGCAAATGTTAGAAACAACAACGAGCTATTCGATTAAATTACCCACAAATAAAAAACTTTATTTTGTAAATGCGGATCATTATGGGAAATGGAAAGAAAACGCCGCAGTCGGAAAAACAAAAGTTAATGAAGAAGAGCTTTCTCCGATTTATGATTTAGTTACAGATATTATTGGCAAAAAATTAGATACCAAAACAATGTTATGGAAATATTATGTGCAATGGAAAAAAATTGCAGATAAGGACACGTTGCTTTATTATCTTAAATCTGAAAAGTGGAATTTGCAGAAAATATTCCAAAAGAAAGACATTTATACTGCTTATGCGAGTTTGCAATATTTGAACGGAATTATTAATAATAATTTGCCGAATTATAAAATTCCAGAAGATACAGAAGTTAAAACTAATTACGATATTAATATGTATCGTACCCCAGAAAATAAAACAGTTCCTAAATTTGGTGTAAAAAAGACTTTAGAGGAGTTAGAACAAGAATATGACGGTTAATATGCAAGAATTTGTAAATGGTGTAGCAGAAAAATATCCTAAAGAATTGTTGCAAAATAGATTAACCGTTGAAGGAAATATTATCGCAATTATTTTCAAAGAACCTTCTATATACAATGATTTAGGTGGTGATATAAGTCAAGATGTAATGCTCACTAAAAGCGGTCGTTTTTTATTTTCAATAATTTCATTATTAAAAGAAAAAGGATATTCTGTTTTTGATGAAGTAACGATTTTGTCAGAATTGTCAGAGACTTTGCGTGATAAATTTGAAGGATTTGGCGGATGGAGATCTATACAGAAATTAACAAGCATTGTTGATTTGTCTAACTCAGATGTTATTATTGATGAATTTAATAAATCAAATACTTTAATTAAATTGTATGACAGTGGATTTAATTTAAATAAAGAAATAATAACGTCAAAAGGAATCAAAACAACGCCTATAAAATTGTTTGCAAATTGGGATACACAAAGCGTTTTGAACTGGTATGAAGAAAAGATTGCTGGCTGCGGTGTTTCTGTTAGATCTGATTTAATTACCGATGAGGGATTATTAAATTTTGATGATGATTTTATTAAACGACTTCAGCGAGGAGAGCAAAGAGGGGTTAGTATAGCCACGGCTGGTAAAGATATAGATGGTAATCTAATTTATACATTTCCATATCTCGATTCTAGTATTGGCGGTTTTAAACCAGGAACGCTCAATGCGATTGGTGGAACATCTGGTACAGGAAAGAGTACGTTAATGTTAAATATTATAATGTCATTAGCTTCGCAAGGAACAAAAGTATTGATTATTAATAATGAAATGACGAAAGATGATTATCAATGTATGTTGCTTGGATGGGTTTTATACAAAGTGTTTCATTATCATAATTTAACGAGGAAGAAAATGGCGGATGGAATTTTTTCTGATGAGGATTTGGAAATGGTCAAAAAAGCAAATTCTTATTATGAAAAAGTTTATGGTAAAAATATTAAAATTGTTACTTTATCTGATGCTGATATGGATTTGTCTATGCAAATAGCAAAAAAGGAAATTGTAAGAAATGGATATACTTGTATTGTAGTAGATACATTTAAACTTACTATTTCTTCTGATTCTAAAGATAATTTTTGGATGAAATTAGTAGAAGATAGTAGAAAATATAATAAATTATGTGCTGGATATAATGTGATTGGGTTAATGACAATTCAGTTAGCCATTTCTTCTAGTTCTGGGCAATTATTTCTTGATGCGAGCAGTTTGTCTAATAGTAAACAAATAAAAGAAGTTTTAAGTACTTTATTGTTGATGAGAAAACTTCAGCCATACGAAAGAGAGACTGGTTCTCCTTATGATATAAGGGCATTTAGACACAAAAAGAATTCAGAAGGTAAATGGGAAAAGGTTGATTATCCATTAGATCAAGACAATAATTATAGTGTATTGTTTGTTGATAAAAACAGACGTGGTGTTGATAGTGGTTCTGATGGTGTTGCATTTCTATTAAAACAAAGACTTGATTATAGTGTATATAGCGAAAGTGCAAAATGTTATCCTGCACACAAAAAGGCGGTGGATGCTCAATAATGGGAAGATAGATTACAAACGAAGAGTTTTTATAGAAAAACGCAGAATATTTTAAATTTAATGATTTAACACCATTAGAAGAATATAAGAAAGCGCGATAGAAAATTTTATTTAAACATAATAAATGTGGATTTCAATTTTATGGACTCTCATAGGAAATAATTGATAATACTTTAAATTGTCCGATTTGTAATAATAAACCTCATAAAAAAACACCATGGGAGTTTAAGCAATTTATAGAAATGAAATATTCTAATGTAATTGTACAAAGTGATTTTGTAGATAGTAAAACTTCTGTTGAATTATATTGTAAATAGTGTGGAAATACTTGGAATGCAAAGCCGTCTGGATTTGCACACAATAAAAAGAAAAAATATTGTCCATTTTGTTCGAAACAAAAAATAGGACCTCCTCCTGATTATATGAATAGTATATGGGCTTCTGAGTATAAGGATTATGCGAGTTAGTTTTTAGATGAAGAGGCACAGAAAACAATGTCTCCTTTTTCTACACATAAAGTATTAGTAACATGTCCAAATTGCGGAAATAAAAAATTAATTTCTCTAAGTCATTTATTTAGAGATGGTATTAGATGTTTTTGTGAAGATGGAATTTCTTAGCCGAATAAAGTAATGCACTCCATTTTATCGCAATTAAATATAGAATATATAAGCGAATTCAACGATACTTGGTGTGAAAATAGAAAGTATGATTTTTATATTCCTTCTCTAAATACGATAATTGAAATGAATGGTAAGCAGCATTATTTTGAACCTGTCGGCAATTTTGCAAAAAGCGGAAGAACGTTGTAGGATCAATAGGAAATAGATGCTATTAAAAAAGATATTGCTTTAGCACACGGTATAAAAAATTATTTTGAAATAGATTGTAGAAATTCGGATATTGGCTTTATTAAAAATAATATAATCAATTCTGGATTATTAGAAATTTTAAATGTTGAAGAAACGGATATAAATTGGATTTAGTGTTTAAAAGATAAGACTAAAAATTTTATTAAAGTTGCGTCTGAATTATATAACAATGGCGCAAGTGATAAAAAAATTTCAGAACAATTACATATATGCGTTGCCATGGTATATAAATATTTAAAATAGGCTAACCTATTTGGATGGTGTAATTATGTCGCAGATAATAAGACAAGGTGGAAAGATAGATAGCGTATTGGACAATAAAAAAATATAAATAAAAGACCGATTTTATGCCGCAAAATTAGTTGACAAATAACTAGTTTTGTGGTATAATTTTCATATAAAGAATAAAAGGACAAAAATATGCTTTCGGATCTCAAAGAAATGTTGATGGAACAACCGAATAAATTGGTCGAACTTCTTGAAAAATATGACTACGCAAAATTCAAAGTTAATTCAAAAGAAGTCCGCTTTGCGCGCTCCGATGATTCGGAGAGCGGTTTAAATATTTCGATTCATCTCAACAACAACCCGAATATTTTTGTAACTGATTATGTTTATAAATTCAACGGCGATGTTATAGCTTATATTATGAAAAATCGCGAAGTCGATTTTCGTACTGTGTTATCGTCAATCAAATCTGTTTTGGGTTTGGGTGAAGATTGGCAACCAAAAGAAAAGCAAACTTTGTTCGGAGGCTTTTATGATCGGATAGGGGAAGATAAATCACCAGAGATTAAAACTTACGATGAATCTGTTCTCGATGATTATATAAATGTTACAAACCTACTTTGGATAAAAGACGGAATTGATATAAACACACAGAGAAAATATGATGTCCGTTTTGATATAGATGATAATCGAATTGTGTTTCCTTGGCGAGATGCAAACACAGGAAGAATAATGGCAATCAAAGGACGATATAACGGAACTCCGCCAGAAGGTGTTCCAAAGTATATATACCCACTGCCTGGAAACGTAAGCTTGTCTTTGTTCAACTATGCAGAGAATTATGAAAGCATAAATGGTTGCGATAGACTATTTATTTTTGAAAGTGAAAAATCGTGTATGCTTGCCGATAAATACGGTTACGGTTCTTCCGTCGCACTTGGTTCGCATAACCTTTCAACACAACAAGCGAAATTGATTATTCAGGCGAACCCGAAAGAAATTGTTTTTCTTCTTGACAAAGATTTGGAAATAGAAGAAACGATGAATGATATTGAAACGTTAAAAGATTATGCGGTAATGCAAACTTTAAATATTAAATATTGGAATTGGAAGAAAAATAAAACGATACCACCAAAGGGCGCACCAATAGATTGTGGTAAAGCAATTTTTGAAAAAGTTTTAGAGAATGAATTAGAGGAAGTGTAATGGGAAATTATACAATATATCATCTTCATAGCGATATGTCAAATGGCGTTACTAATATTGATAGTGTAACGAAGTATCAAAGCTATATCGAACGAGCAAAAGAATGTGGTATGTCTGCGCTCGGATTTAGCGAGCACGGTTCTGTTTTTGCTTGGGATTTAAAAAAAGAAGATATTGAAAAAGCAGGAATGAAATATATTCACGCCGAAGAGTTTTATCTTACAGAAACATTAGACGAAAAGGTAAGAGATAATTATCACTGCGTTTTGATAGCTAAGAATATTAAAGGTGTTAAAGAATTAAATCTTCTTTCGACAAAATCGTTTAATAGATCTGATAACCACTTTTATTATGCTCCAAGGATTACGATTAATGATGTTATTAACACATCGGACAATATCATTGTTACAAGTGCTTGTCTTGGTGGTCCGCTTAATCACGGAACGAATAACGTCCAGGGTAAATTTTTGAAGTTTTTCTGCGAGCATAAAGACCGTTGTTTTTTGGAAGTTCAGCATCACAACGTAGGCGATCAAATTGCCTATAATAGGAAACTTTATCGAATTAGTCTTGAAACTGGAATTAGGCTTATCGCTGGCACCGATACGCACTCATTGAACGAAGAAAAAGCAGAAGGCAGATCGGTGTTGCAAAGAGGCAAAGACATCTTCTTCGGAGACGAAGAGGGTTGGGATTTGACCTTTAAAACTTATGATGAGCTTATAGAAGCATATCATAAACAAAATTCAATTCCAGAGCAAGCATATATGGAAGCCATAGAAAATACAAATGTTATGGCTGATATGATTGAACCGTTTGAAATTGACAGACATACAAAATATCCAAAAATTTATAAAGATCCCGAAAAGACATTTAAACAAAAGATAAACGAGGGATATAAAAACAATAAATATTTGCACGAAAGATATACAAAGGAAGAAGTTGTTTCGAGAATTAAAGAGGAGTTTGAGGTTTATAAAAAAGTTGGCGCGATTGATTTTATGCTCCTTGAAAGTTATATAAGAGAGTGGGAAAGAAACAATGGAGTGCAATCTGGGTATAGCAGAGGCTCTGTGTCTGGAAGCCTTATTGCGTATGCTTTAGGGATTACTCAAATGGATAGTTTAAAATTTCATTTAAACTTTTTCAGATTTATGAACCCCTCCCGTGTAACTAACGCAGATATTGATACCGACTATTGTTCGAAAGATAGAGATAAAATTAAATATTTCCTATTACACGACAAAATGGATCTTCTTGACATTAATCCTAATATTCGTACTGCTGAAATTATTACGTTCAATACAGTCGATACAAAAGGTGCTGTTAAAGATATTTGCCGGGCTTTATATAGAAAAGATAAGGAAGATAAAGAATATTTAACAATTTCTGATTCCATTAGCAAAAGTATTGATGCTGGTCGCGAAGAAGAAATGCGAAAGCAATATCCAGATGTTTTTAAATATGTTGATATTATCAGCGGAACGATTGTTTCAATAGGAACACATCCGAGCGGTGTGTTGGTAAGTGATAGAAATATCGAAGAAGATATTGGTTTGTGTTCGATAGCGACTTCTCCATATCCAGTTTCTATGCTTGATATGCACGGATTAGATGGACAAATGTATGTAAAGCTTAAACTAAAATGAATAGGCTGGCGTCCCAGAGATGGTGCGCAATAATAATTCTCTGAATTGCTGGAAAACCTTAAAGCTTGTATGCCACAACGTAACTCGAAAGGGTAAGCGTGACGGAGCGAAAGCAGAAAAAATATACAAGATGGTCTATGAAAAAATTCTAAGGATCGAACAAAAATTGGTAATCAGCAACCAAGTTCCTTAAAAGGAAAAGGCTCAACGACTATCCCAAATGGGAGTAGGGGTAAGCACCCCGAAGTGGAGAACCCCAAACCGTAAAACGGTGGGTGAAGATATAGTCTGCACTATATAGAAATATATAGATGCGCGTAATGGCGCAGGTTAAGAGTAGCGAACTTAATGTTAAAATTGTCTTACCAAATATACCCGTCAATAAAATAATAATATTTTTTTTGGGGGGTGATAGATTTGTGGACGGTTTATATACACACAAACCTTATAAATTGTAAAAAATACGTCGGAATTACCTCTAACCCCGTAAAGAAGAGATGGAGAAACGGACATGGTTACTCCGAAAACTTGCCAATCGGGAGAGCAATAAGAAAGTATGGTTGGGAAAACTTTGAACATGAAATTATTGCAGATAATTTAGACGAAGATGATGCTAAAGAGATGGAACAAGAACTAATAAAATCTTTTAATACCACAGATGATAAATATGGTTACAATGTGACTGTTGGTGGTGATGGTATTAGAGGTTTTAAGCATTCTGAGGCTTCAAGGGCAAAACTGTCAGAAAAAGCAAGACAGTTAGAAAGGTTTGGCGAGAAGAATCCAAATTATGGACACAAATGGTCTGAAAAACAACGTAAAGAAGCAGCTATTACCCATAAAAGAGAAAATCTTTCGTCAGAAACATTAAAGAAAATGTCCGAAAACGCTTCAAAAAGAATTGGAGAGTTAAATCCATTTTTTGGCAAACATCATACAGAACAAACTAAACAAATTATATCCAAAGCTAAAAGTCGAGCAGTGTTGATGTTTGATTTGGACGGTAATTTAATTCGAGAATATAATTCGATTGTAAGTGCTGCGAAAGACAACAATATATGTAAAATTGCTATATCAAATTGTTGTCGCGGTTTTACTAAAACATCTGGCGGATATATTTGGAAATACAAAGACAATTTTAACTAACCGAACACATGGAGACATTTTAGGTCTTGATAATATAGGTGTTATTAATGAAGCATGTAAGCTTGCTGGAATTGAAAGACTTACTCCAGATAATGTAGACTTAAATGATGAGAAAGTGTGGAAAGATATTCGAGATGACACAACAATGATTTTCCAATGGGAATCTAGTTCTGCACAATCTTATCTAAAAAAGTTCATGTCTGATGAAACAATTAAAATTGCAAAAGAACATAATAAGGATTTCTCTTATATTAAATGGTTCAGTTTTGGAAACGGGTTGATTCGTCCTGGTTGCGCAAGCTTTAGAGATGATGTTGCTAATGGTGATATTCTCATTACTGGATTTAAAGAATTAGATGAATTTCTTGCTATTACGTTTGGTCGAGTAACTATGCAAGAAGATATCATGCGTTTTTGTAAACAATTTTGTGGGTACAACGATGCTGAATCTGATAACGTCCGTCGTGCTATTGCAAAAAAGAAAGGAACTGCTGGGTTGCTTGATGAATTGCATGACAGATTTCTTGAATATTCTAATAAAACGTATGGTGTTGATAAGAATAAATTGGAAGAAATTTTCCCTCCGATTAAACAAGGTATACTTGATGCGTCTGCATACGCTTTCAGTTGGAATCATTCGGATGCTTACAGCTGTATTGGTTATATCTCTGGATATTTACGGTATTATTATCCGTTCGAATTTTTAACTGCGGCATTTAATATTTTTACTGGAAAGCAAGATAAAATAACTGCGATTACGAATTATGCTAAAAAATTTGGAATCACGATTAGAGATATTCAATTCGGGCACTCGAAAGCCGATTATAGTTTCGATAAAGAAAATAAATTTATTTATAAAGGAATGGAATCTATTAAGTATTTAAATGCTGATGTTTCCGATAAACTTTATGAATTATCGCAAACAAAACAATATAATTCGTTCGTGGAAATTCTTAAAGACTTCCCTGGTGATTCAAGACAATTGGACATTTTGATTAAACTTGGTTATTTTTCTGATTTTGGAAGTATCGGAAAACTTTTAAAGATTGTGGAGATTTACAATCGATATGGTTCGAAGACAATAATTAAAAAAGATCAATGTGCGATTGATAAAGATATTATGTTGCAATATGCAACGGAGACAGAAAAACAATATCGTTTGAAAGATAAAGATGGTTTCATAAATTATCTTTTGGGGGATATTACTTATAAAGAATATCCGATTACACAAAGAATTAAAGATGAAAGAGAATATTTGGGTTATGTATCTTTAAAAATCGAAGGGAAATCAAGTACTTGGTATGTAACAGATATAAACACAAAGTATTCGCCAAAAGTATCTTTATATAACGTTGGAACTGGCGAAGAGAAAGTCGTTAAAATTGAGAAAAGAAAATATCAAATGGCACCGTTCGATAAAGATGTTTGTTTGAGGGCAACTTTTGAAATGAAGAATAAATGTAAAAAAGATGAAAACGGAGACTGGGTAAAACTCGAAGGAAAAGAAGAGTGGATTAAATATTATTCCGTTGTATAAATAGAGGTGTATATGGAAAATGAAAAGAAAGTGAAAGAAAGATTGGAAAATTATAGTTATTCGAAAATCGAAACTTATGAGCAATGTCATTATAAATTCAAATTGAAATATAAAGACAAAAAATTTTTAAGTCAGGACACTCCAGCAATTGCAATGGGTTTACTTATTCATAAGGTAAATGAAATTATTACCTCGCAGATTCTCGGTGGTCAGAAAATCGATTACGATATGCTTAAAGATTATTTTTTGAACGTAAATTTGCCAAAAAAGAATCCGAGAGACCGCGATGGTGATATGTTTGGAGCAAATATTTTGTCGCAAAAATTTGGATATAAATGGGTAGAGCTAGATAAATATGGTAAATCTTTTGCGATGAAATCACAACAATTTTTGGAAAGTGGTATTTATAGATTGGAAAATTATTTAAAAGAAAACCAAAATCTCGAACTTGTTGCGGCAGAATTACCGTTTAAATTTAAACACAGAAAGTATGAATTTCACGGTTTTATAGATAGGGTTTTAAAAGAAAAAGACACTGGAAAATATATTATCCACGATTTAAAAACGTCATCAGAAGCTTATCCAGACGATAAATGTATTACTCCGTTACAATTTGTCGTATATGTAAAAGCATTAAAACAGATGTATGGGGAGCAAACCGAAGTAGATTGTTTTTATGAATTTCCTATTGCCGAAGCAATTAAACACGCTGGAACAAAAGGTTTTGTTGACAGAGGGATGAAAAAAATCAACAATTTGCTCGATTCAATTGAAGCCGAAGATTATGTTCCACGTCCAACACCACTTTGTTATTGGTGTGAATTTTGTAATAATAATCCAGATCAGCCAAAAGATGGGAAAAATTGTTGCCCATATTATTCATTGTGGAAGCCAGGAACAAAGAGCTTTGCTACAAAACTGCCGTGGATCAATATGGAATCTGATGAAATGCAGCGAAATAAACTTATTATGTTAGAAAATTTGTCGGATGATGAAGACGATGAAATCTAAATTTTATGCAATTTAAGAGGAAAATTATATGGAAAATTATGATTTTTTTGATAAAATTAAGGATATTTTAAATATTCAACGAGATTTTGATTTTTATGAATTTTTCTTGTTAGATAATATGTATGTAAGAATTTTAAATAAAGAAGAGGATTTAAAAATGGATAATTATGAATTTGTTGAAACAATTAAAAAAATTTTAAAGATTGATCGCGAACTTGATTTTATAGAAATTTTTGATCTCGGCGCACTTTACGAAAAAGTGTGAAACGTTGGATACGATGACGGTATAGAAGAGGGATATACAGCGAAATAATTTCAAAATTCCAGTCAAAATTACTTGACTGGAATTATTATTTGTGGTATAATATATCTATCTAAAAGTAAGAGGTGAGCTTTATGCAATATGAAATTGAAGATGCCGATGTTGGGTTCGAGGGTTATGTAACCAAAATTCGTTTCCCGAAGAAAAAAGAAGATTATAACGGTTGGTGCGCTTTTGATTTTCAGGTTGATTCTGTGTTTATTGGAGAAATTCGAAAAAACACTATCAAAAACGGTATCATACCTTTATGTGGATACGCGCCGCTTGCCAAAGAAAATATAAGATATCGTGTATATGCAAAGTACGAAATGAGCCCAAAATATGGACACACATATCAAGTATGCTATATGAGTTCGATTGTATCTTTAAAGACAGAAGAAGACGTAAGGAATTTTCTTCTTACTATTTTACCGCGAAAGACGGTTGAGAATTTTATGGAATATACTAAAGATCCAATCGGTCTTATTAAGTCTGGCGATATTAGCGAAATGTGTAACATAAAAGGTATCGGGTTTACGAGAGCAAAAGATATTGTCGCAAAATTCAAAGGAATAGATGACCGTGCAGAGGTGTATTCAATTTTTACAAAGCTTGGTTTAACAAAGAGAATGGCAGACGATTTGATTGAGCAATATAAATCTGCCGATAGCCTGATGGCAGATATTAACAAAAACCCGTATATTTTAATTGAAAAATGCGATGGAATTGGTTGGGCGAAAGCAGATAATTTGGCGTTAAAAATGGGTGTAGCAGAAGATTCGGAATTCAGAATTAAAGCTTATATAAACTACTTTTTAACGAAAATAGCCGAAACAGAGGGGCATACTTGGGTTACATTGCAGAATTTACTTTCAAGTATTCTTGGTCTTTCTAAAGTTATCACCAAAGATAGAGCGAAAACTATACTTCGTGAATTAGTTGACAAAGAAAAATTGCACTACGAGGAACAAACGAAAAGAATCGGTTTGAATAAGTATTATAGGCTTGAAAAACGAATTTGTGATGAACTTGTTCGTCTTCGAGACGCTGAAGTTTTTCCCGTAAAACATATTGACGAAACGATTGCAGATTGTGAAAAAACGGTTGGTTTTGAGTATACGCAAGAACAAAAAGATGCGATTTATAAAATATTTAAAAATAATGTATTTCTTCTGACTGCAAACGCTGGTTGTGTAGATAAAGACACTGAATTTTTCAATGGTGAAAAATGGAAAAAGATTTCAGAATACAAAAGCGGCGAAAGTGTATTGCAATACAATGAAGACGGTAGCGCGAGTTTGACAAAACCGCTAATGTATTTTAAAAAACCTTGCGACAAATTATATCATTTTGAAACAAAATATGGTATTAATCAAACGGTTTGCGAAGAACATGATGTGTTATATTGGAAGAACGAAAAAACACACGATTCTTGTAAGATCACAGAGATAAAAGAAAAACAAGAGTTATGCCATTCTGGTTTTTCTGGAAAAATTAAAGCTGGTTTTAATTATAGCGGAAATGGAATAAATTTAACAGATGAGGAAATTCGCGTTATGTGCGCAGTTATTTGCGACGGTTCTTTTGATTCTTCTGTTGAGTTTAAAACAAATTCACATTCTTATAAGTATTGTAGATTTCATATTAAAAAAGACAGAAAAAAAGAACGCATAAGAAAACTGTTTTTAGATGCTAAGATAGATTTTAAAGAACATAATTCTATCGCAAAAGGATATACCGATTTTTATATCAAAGCACCAATGAGAACTAAAGTATTTGATGAGTTCTGGTATCATTGCACAAATAAACAGTTACAGATTATATGCGATGAAATTCTTTATTGGGACGGCAGTATTACGAAAACCAAAAACAATAAAGAGAAAAAGAAGTTTTCGACTACTGTAAAAGAAAATGCCGACTTTGTTCAGTTCGCATTTACGTCCTGTGGGTACCGTGCGACGATAAAAGTTGATGATAGAAAAGGAAAAAGATATTTCATTTCTGGAAAACAATATATTAGAAAAAGTGTTTGTTATGAAGTGTTCATTTCAAACAATGTGTTTGTTGGTTTTGGAAATGATAACAGAATTTGTCATAAAAAGACAAAAATCGAAGAGGTGAAATCAGAAGACGGTTATAAATACTGTTTTATGGTAGAATCAACAATGCTTGTTTTGCGTAGGAATAATTGTATTTTTGTTACGCATAACTGTGGAAAAACAACGATTATGTATCCAGTTGCCCGCATACTTCGAAGAAACGGATATAACTTTGCTTCTTGTGCATTGTCTGGGAAAGCGAGTTTAAACCTTTCAGAAACTATCGGAGAGGAAGGGAAAACAATCCATCGACTTTTGGAGTTCAACGGGTTTACGACGCAATTTGACAGAGATGTGAATAATCCGCTGGAACAAAATGTTGTGATTTTGGACGAAGTAAGTATGGTTGGCGGCGATTTGTTTTTGCATTTATTGAGAGCCATGAAAACTGGAACAAAGCTCATAATGATAGGTGATCCAGGGCAACTTGAATCGATTGGTTTGTGCAATTTAATCAGCGATATCAAAGGTTCTGGAAAAATTGCGCAAGCATATTTGACAAAGATTTTCAGACAAGCACAAAAATCTGGCATTATTACAGATTCTTTAAAAGTATATCATCAAGAGCAGATATTACCGAGTAACGGTTTTATAGGTAGTGAAATTCACGGAGAATTGAAAGATTTTGAGATAATTTCAAAAAACACTACGCAAGATTGTTTAAACGAGATTATTAAAAAGTTTAAAAAGCTTCATTATGAAGACAAAATTCCAATTGACGATATTATTATTGCTGTTGCAAAAAGAGCAGTTGGCCCGCTTTCCGCAAGATGCGTAAATCAGATTATTCAAAACTTGTTAGAGCTTCCGAAAAATAAAACACTTACACATAAGTATAGTGATCAAGTTCTTTATGAAATAACGTTTCATGTAGGTGATAAGGTTCTTGTTACAAAGAATAATTATAAAGCAGAAACAATCGAAGGTATAAATTATCCGATATTCAATGGCAATATTGGTACTGTATATGATATTTGCGGAGATACGTTATTGCTAAAAATAGACGATAAAATTATGCTTTACGGTCCAGGGGAAATAGGTGATTTACAGCTTGGATACGCAGTCACCACGCACAAACTCCAAGGCACTGGCTACCCTTATGTGATTGCGGTTTGCGACCAAGGTTCTTTCAATCTTTTGAGTAAGGAACATCTTTACACTGAAATAACGCGTGCTAAAAAGTATTGTGCACTTATAGGAACGCCGAAAGCGATTACAACCGCAATTAAAACAACTCGTGTTGTAAAAAAGCAAACTTATCTTGGAGAAATGCTTGCAGCCACTTAAAATTAGTTGACATTGTAGTATTTTTGTGATATAATGGTTATAGAAATTTGCATAAAGGAGATAAATATATGCAAGAAGTTGATGAAAGATATTTAATTGTTGAAACCGAAAACAACGAGGCGATAGAGATTTTTGAGGATACTATCGATACAAAGTTTGTAAAAAGAGAAGCAACCGATGATAAATGGTTGTCGGATTATCTTACAATGTATAATCTTACACCAGATCATTTCTGCGGATATTTTGTAGAAGGCGTTGAGAAGCCCTATATGATTATGGATAAGACGGTAGATAATTTGTTTGTCAACGAAGAATTGGCTAATAAATATTTGACGTTGAATTATATTGATAATGAAGAAGAGGTAAAGAATGGTTAAAAATAATAATAAGAAAATTGAAGATCTTGATTTCCTTGAGGGAATTCCTCTTGCGGTTGCACTTCCAGAAGATAGTACTCTTCCCGATCCAAGAAGATTGATGTATTATGATGGATTAAAAAATCGTACTTTGTATCTGGAAGATGAAATCGATAGAGAATATTTAATTGATTTTTCAAAAATGATTATTGCTTTCAACAGAGAAGATGATGAAAAGAAGATTCCTGTTGAGAAAAGAAAGCCAATTAAAATTCTTGTCTTTTCTTACGGTGGAGAAATTGATGCAACACAGCATTTGCTCGATATGATTGCTATTTCAAAAACACCAGTATATACGATTAACTTCGGCGTGGCAATGAGCGGCGGTCTTTATGTTTTGCTTGCTGGGCACAAGAGATTTGCACTGAAAAACTCACAGGCTTTAATTCACGAGGGAAGCGGCGCAATGGAAGGAACTGCGGAGCAGGTTCGCACTCATCAGGCACAGTATACGAAGCAGCTTAAACTTTTGTCCGATTTTGTTATTGAGAGAACAAAGATTTCTAAAGAGCTTTATGGTCGGAAGAAAAAGACGGAGTGGTTTATCAATGGTGCGGAACAGGTTGAATATGGTATTGTGGATAAACTTATTGATGATATTTCGGAGCTTTATTGATGGAAAAAGATTTGTATGATATTGCTATTGTTGGCGGCGGTCCAGCAGGAATGACCGCTGCCATATATGCAGCAAGAGCTGATAAAAAAGTTGTTTTATTCGAAAAGGATATTATCGGCGGTCAAATGGTAAATTCGCCGTTAGTAGAAAATTACCCTGGATTTGAGAAGATTTCTGGAGAAGAGCTCGGTTTTAGAATGCAGGAACAAGTCGAAAATCTTGGTGTAGAAATTTTTTTCGGGGAAGTTGTAAAGATAGTAGATAATTCTTCGAAGTATATTATTTGCGCCAAAATCAACGATGAAGTTTGCGACTATCTTGCGAAAACTGTCATTCTTGCAAACGGCGTAGAGCATAAAAAACTTGGTGTTGCTGGGGAAAATTTGGCGAATTATTGTGCTATTTGCGATGGACCTTTTTATAAAGGGAAAGATGTCTGCGTTATCGGGGATGGTAATACTGCAGCTCAATACGCGCTTCTTCTATCTAATTATTGTAAAAGTGTTACAATGATTACACTTTTTGATAAGTTCTTTTGTGAAAAAGTTTTGCAAGATAGAATTTTAAACAATACTTATATAAAGTGGGTAAAAAATTCTTCGACAAAAGGATTTTTAACAGAGAGAAATAACGGAAAAAATAAAATTACCGCTGTTGTTACCGACAAAGAAATGATTCCGACTGATGGTGTTTTTGTTGCTATCGGGCAAGTTCCTAACGAAACATTTACTGATTTAGCAGAAAAAGACACAAAAGGTTATATTATTGTTAATGAAGCAAAAGAAACTTCGCAAAAAGGTATTTTCGCCTGTGGCGATATAACAGCAAAAAAAATTCGTCAAATTGCGACAGCAATAAATGATGGTGCGATTGCGGCAACTTCAGCTATTGAATATTTAAATAATTTAAATTAAGGATCTATATATGGCAGCTAAAAAAAATTCAACAGAAACAACAGTTAAGAAAATTAATGTACCCGAAAATATCAAAGATTATATCTTTTTTAAAAGACTTCCGTTCAAACTTGATGAAGAGCAATGGAAATTTATAGAAGCGGTTTGGAATAAAAACAACATTGGTGTGTTTTGTAATGCCTGTGCTGGTTCGAGTAAAACAACGCTTGCAACAGCAATGGCACTGCTTATGACAAACGAGTTTAAATTATATGAATCCATTTATTATATCGTTTCTCCTTGTCAAGAGTCAACATTGGGTTATTTGCCTGGGAATGTAGATGACAAAATTTCTTACTATATTGATCCAGTAATCGATGCAATCACAACTTGCGGATATGATCCAGAAAAACTTATTGTTTCTGAAAATAATATGGAAAATGTAAAAAATGGAACGGCAACAATCAATGCTATTCCGTCAACGTTTCTTCGAGGAAGGAATTTCCAGAACGCATTTGTTATTATTGATGAAATTCAAAATGCGACAACGCACGAAATTAAAAAGATTTTGAGCCGTTGCCATGACAATTGCAAGATTCTTTGTCTTGGTCATACTGGACAGATTGATTTGAAATTCCCACAGGATTCTGGTTTCTTTAAATATATTGAGGCAGCTAAAAAACAGGATTTTATAGAAGTTGTTGAACTTACCAAAGATTATCGGGGTAAATTCTCGCAGTGGGCAGATAGTATCTAAAAAAATTTTAAAAACCATTTAAATCTCCTTGACTTTATTTTGTGTTTATGATATAATATACTTACAAAATAAATTTAAGGAGATAAAAAAATGGAAGTTCAAATCACAAACCACGCACATCAGAGATTTAAGGAAAGAGGATATTCCAAAAGTCAACAGAAAATTCAGAACGCTTTTGATAAAGCTTGGAGTTGCGGAAAGACGATTGAAGATTTTAAAGATCATAACCAGAAAAAGTATTTGAAAAACGTTCGAGATGCACATTCTTCCGAAGGTGCAAGATTTATTCGGGTTATGGGAAACAGAATTTATCTTTTTGGAGACGATTGTGTCGGAATTACTGTAATTGGAATTGATTCAAAATATTTCGGTAAAAGAGCAAAATGGAGAGAGGCGAAAGAAGATGAAGAAGAAGATCGTGTATCAGCAGGATATTTTTGGAAAAGAACACCCGTATACTGTTGATGAAAATGGCATTATGCACGCGAAAGACGAAAATGAAACACCAATTTTATTTGCAGACAAAATCAAAGCATACGCTGTTATGCCGTGTTCTAAGTGCTATAATAGCTGCCGTATTGCGTGGACAGATATTGCTAAGGCTAATGTACGTGTATTTAAAGTGTGTTGTCCTTGGTGCGAATATGAGAACACAGTAGATTTAAAATATTTCAACGATAAAGCAAAATCTATTTTCGAAAAAGTTTGAAAAACCGTTTAAAATTAGTTGACTTTATTTTAAAAATATGATATAATATAAGTACAAAATTGAGTTAGGTGCTACGAAGCTGGGTAAGCAATTGGAGTGGTGGGTGTTAAGAACATCATAGTTGCTGAACAGAATAAAGGAGCTGTAGTAAATGGAATGGAATGAACAGCCTATCAACAGGAAGCATGCGATAAGCTTCCTAAATTATCGCATAAAATTCTTATTTGCAGTGACATTGCGATTTAAGGCGGCGCGACATCGAAGTTGCGAGGGTTGAGGACAAATCCCTAATAAGAACCAATTTACGGGTATTCCCGTTACGGAAAGATCTGGCTTACAAAAAGCTGGACTGCAACTCGCTTGTTACATACAAGAGAGCATGCCCATTATAATGTGGGTTACGGACGAAAAGAGTGAAATCAATTCGTCAACTAACATAGCAATGTGTTAGTAAACAAAAACCAGGTAGCTCGAATGGTATTACTTTCGCTGAAGAAATTCGGTTCGTAAAGTTTTTCTTCGAAGTACAAGAAGAATAGAGCTATCTATTTATGGTCGGATGGTGTAATCTGGAAAGCACACCAGCCTTGTGGTTGGGGGTACACGTTCAAATCGTGCATGGCCTACATTTGTTCGCTATCTACAGGCGGCTAATAAATAGAGTAGAGTGGGTATCGAGGAAAGTTGCGAATAGTGCAGAAAATAAGCAATTTACTGCAAACTATGTCCTCACAAAATGGTCTGTGATATTCCAGTGACTGCGCAAAATATCAAATCATCTCAATGTAGAATTTGGCAATGGGTTGCAACGATTTGTCGAAAGAGACTCAAGTGAAAGAAGAAATTCCTCAAAATCAAAACTACGAGGAATATGATCACCTTGTGCGCGTAATCCTGCATAAAAGTAGCAAGGGCAGGTAAAAAAGAGTCGAAGAGATGAGAAACTCTATAATTGCATAGCGGATTATAGATAAGGCTGCCGTAGCAAGTAACGGAAATCAATGCAGTTATGTAAAGGACTGACAGATTACTGAGAATCGGAAAATCTCAAAGCTGTATAAATTGAATAAGGTGCTACGGAACTGCGACTCATAAGAGAAGATAGTAACTCATCAATTATGAAAATATCTTATATATTTGTGAACGAGCAGTAGTTAAATGGGGTGATGAACAGCCTTATTTGTTGTAGGTTCTTAGTTTAATGGTAAAATATCGGTCTCCAAAACTGTAAGATCTGAGTTCAAATCTTAGAGGACCTGCCAGTGGAGTTATAAGGAAATCAAAGGGCTCCGCGCAATATGTCGCATAAACCCTTAATATGTCCCGTAGTGCTTGAAGTTAAGCACAATATTGCCGAGTAGCCAAGCGGTAAGGCAACAGATTTTGATTCTGTGTATCGTGTGTTCAAATCACACCTCGGTAGCCATTATGCAGAGTATACTTTCATACCTCTGGGAAGAAAGAAGAGAAAGCGGAGTTTGTAAAATCATTACATCGGCATAATTACTCTGGTTAAACTTAAGATTATGCGTTTTTGGGGGTATAGCTCAGTTGGTAGAGCACCTGCCCTGCAAGCAGGGCGTCATCGGTTCGAATCCGATTACCTCCACCATAGGCCGAACATTGCCTTGGGCGTATCCAAAAATTGTTTCCGCGTTAGTTGCGATAGTACAAGGTGCGATATCTATCAAAGATACGCTGGTAGAATATCGAAAGTCCGACGAACACCTGACGTTCGAGGTGGCACCAGTTAATTGCCATTATAGGAGGTCGTTTTGCAAGACGATTTTCCAATTAACATGGAATATAATAGGTATTATATAGTGTTTAGGCTTTATAAGGAATGAGGCTTTCGGTGAAGTCGTTGAAATCGACATACCTATATTTTGAACTATTATATTCTGAACCGTAAAAATAATAAAATGGAGTTCTTATGAAAATTTACTTACGCACTTTTAAAGATGTAAATGATTTCGCAAAAATTACTGAAAATCTAGATTGCGAAGTTGTTGTAGAAAGCGAAGATAGAAAGTATCGAGTAGATGGAAAAAGTATTCTTGGTATTTATTCCCTCGATCTTTCAATGCCGCTGATTCTTTCTGTTCCAGAAACAGAAGAGGATAAATTTTTCAAATACCGCTGGTTTGAAGAGGAAGATTAAGCCGAATCAAACCTTTCTTTCTGCCAAAAGGAAAAGCGTATTTATATGATCCAAAGATTAGAGGTGATTATTATGAAGTTTTATAGTGAAAAGACGAAGAAGTATTATGATAAGGCAGACGATTGTGTTGCCGACGAAGCTAAATTCGATAAAGAATTGGCTCAAAAGGAAGAAGCGGCCGCCCTTGCGCAAGCAGAAAAGGAGAAGGCTGTCGCTTTGAGAAAGGAAGAAGCGAAGAAAATCGAAGAGAAAATTGCCGAAAGAGCTAAACTCGATAAGGAAATTGATACTTTGATGAATGAATTTACAAAGAAATATGGTTCATTCCATTATACTTTTAAAGATTCTGATTGTAGCTTCTCGAATTTTTTTGAATATTTGATTAACCAGTTCTTGCTTTAAAAGTTCAAAAACAAAATGGGGTATGGCAGTGCCCCAAATTTTCGTTTATAGAGGTATATTTATGAAATTGCTTGAAGATTTATACTCACGCTGTTTAAATGCTCCGTATATTCACACAGAAAACGATGGAGATTATTTTTACGAAATTAAAAATAATATTCTTTATTTGTATTTTCAGTGTACGCATGGCGGAGATGATTGGAAAAATAATTTAGATTTTCCTGCTGTACCGTATTCAGACATGGGAATCAAATGGAGATGTCATCGCGGTTTTCTCCGTGTTTGGGAATCGATCAAACCTTTTATGAAAGATGTAATTATGGACGAAGGCATTAAAGGCGTGTATGTCGTTGGTTATTCCCACGGAGCTGCAATCGCTACGCTTGCACATGAATATGTTTGGTTTAATCGTCCAGATCTTCGTAATAATATGAAGGGGTTTGGGTTTGGTTGCCCAAGATGTTATTGGGGTTTCAGAGTTAAAAAATCTTTAAAAGAACGTTGGGAAAATTTTTATCCAATCAGAAATATTAATGATTTAGTTACACACGTCCCTCCAGTGCTTTTTGGTTTCAGACATGTTCATAAAGTTTTTGAATTAGAAAACCCAGATTTGAAAAACGTTCATAAAAATTGTCCAGCGATTGATGCGCACTATGCCGATAATTATATTTACAGTATTCAAAAGGAAAGCGAACACCAAGAGTTTTATGTGAAAGAGGAATAAATTATGATTGACGAAAAAGAGCTTACTAAAAAATTAGATGAAGCAAAAAAAATGCACAAAGAGGCGTGCGAACGTGGGAATGGATTGGTTGCAGAATATTATGAAGGCGTAATCGATACGCTTGCCGATATTATCATTGTCGATTCATTAACTAGGGAAGATGAATGGATTATTGCGGTGAATAACGTTTATGTTGAAATAGTGAAAAACATTTCTGGCAAACAATTTGATCCGAATGTTAAACTGTTCGTATTAGATGCAATTTCTGAATCTTGCGATAAAATTAGAAAAAGTTTTGAAAAATAATATAAAATCAGTTGACTTTTAAAACCATCTGTGGTATAATCTAAATATAAAATTTAGAGAGGTATTACAGATGGTTTATTTAATTGCGATTATTGCTTTGGCACTTGCACTCCTTACGGTGTTTATCTTCGGAGATAAACTTGGATTTCCGCAGGTAAAGATGATTAGCACGAAGTATCGTATTGTTATTTGTGTAATCATTGTTTTGGCGGCAATTGTTGATTTTGGATTTGTTAAAACGGTTATTTTGGGGTAATTTATGAAAAATGAAGTTGTAAATTGTAAAGAAGAAATATTAAATAATTTGTTTGTAAAGTGTTCTTGTGGCGGCGAGATTATTGAATTTCAACACATCAAAGACTCAGACAATGAGCAGGTTTGCAAGATTAAATACTACGGGCTTTTAAATAATCTGGAAGATGATTATGCCACTTCTTATGGAACAGAGTTTACAATGTCTGTTGAAAATATGGTGCGCTTTTGTCATTCCGTATATCAGATGTATTTGTTTTTTGAGGAAGATGAAAATACGGATAGTATAAAAACACTGGAATTTAATGACGAGTATGAAGGTTCTGAAAACATAATTCGTATTTATTATTGTGAAAAAGATTCTTATATGTTTATTCAGTGTTATTATAAAGATGACGAAAAGAAAATCGATATGTGGGAAATCGGAATACTTGACGAAGATAACATCGTCGATTTTATGGTAAGACTTTTAAAATTTGCAGAAGATATTTCGGAGAGTAAACAAAATGTATTGTTGGAAAATTAAAAAATGCGGCGAAAAAGATTATGAAAAATTTATAACCAATAGAAAGTTCACGCTTAAATCGTTTAAAAAATATATTTACGATTTAAGAATGGATTTATATGAAGGAAATTGTTGTATTCATCAGGATTTAAAATATAAGGAGAAAAGAAAATGATCAGCAATCATGCTTTTTGTGAAATTGTAAAAGCAATTAGAGCGCAGAATAAATATATCGGTAAGATTGAAGATGCACTCGGCGTAATTCTCGAAGATGCTTGGAAGCCGATGACGGACGTTATCAATGTTCTTGAATACGAAATGGATTGCGGTGTTTGGGAAGATGAAGTTTTTGATAAAATCTTCGACACCGATGAAAAACCGTCCGATATTTACTTTTATATACTAAACAATAATCAAAAGGAGAAAGAGGAAAATGCCGAAGAAGAGTGAGTGTTTGCTAACAAAAGAAGAGTTTTGCAAATACATTAATTTTATCAAAGATCGCATTGAAGCGGAAGATAAGATTAATGATTTGTTCACCGAAGAGTTTACCGATAGCATTTTTATGCCTTATGGGAAATGTATTGATAAAATTGTCAGTTTATTATCGAAAATAATGCGTTGTAACGCCATAGATGCGTGGGGAACGAATGATATTGATTATTTTATCTACGAGCTTGACTTCGGCAAGAAATGGCCAGAATACAGTGCTTATGATGAACATGACGCGCCGATTCCAATGAGGACACCAGAAGAACTTTATGATTATTTGATTAAGGAAAACTTTGAGGATTGATATGAAATTACAATTGTTAGATTTTATTAAACAAAATAAAGAGAACTGGAAAGAAGTTTTGAAGAAGCCACCTTATTCCCTTATTGTAAAAGAGAATGATGATTATGTTCTTTTAAAATATAATCAGTTGGAATCTGATTTATCAAATTCAATTGTCCAGGAATGTCGTGGAGTTAGTTTATGAGTAAGGTAATATGCGGAATTTATAAAATTACAAATAGGATAAATGGTAAAATTTATATTGGTCAATCAGTTAATATTGTAAGAAGATGGTATGCACATAAAGAATGCGTATCTAATAACCATTTAAGTGCTGCCATAGCTAAGTATGGTCTAGAAAATTTTGATTTTGAGATTATAGAGCAACTTCCAACAGAAAAGCTTGATGAAAGGGAGCAATTTTGGATTGCTTTCTACAATAGCACTGATCCAAATTGTGGATATAATAATACCTCTGGAGGAGTTCAATCGAGAACATTTACGGAATCAGCGCGAAACCAAATGTCAATTAGCGCAAAAGCACAACGCAAAGCGCCTACAGAAAAACAAATTAGGGGAAGTAAAATCACAGGTCAAAAAAATAAAGGCAGAAAAAACAGTGCTGAAACAAGAAGAAGGATGCAAGAATCAGCTATTAGGAGTTGGACACCTGAGAGGCACACAAAAGCTTCTGAAACGCAACGACGGCGCGATCGCACAGGCAATAAGCAAATATTTTGTTTAGAAACGGGCCAGTTATATGCTAATCAAAAAATTGCTGCTAGTAAATTGGGACTGGATCCAAAGACGGTCTCCAATGCTTCAAGAAGTAATAATAAAACTGCTCCACACAGAAACGTTCCACATTATACACTTTTAAGATGTTTAAAAACAGCTGATCCATACAGAAGCCTGTGTTATTTTATAAAGGAAAATCCTAGGTGGCAAGAAATTCTAAGCGCTCCGCCATTTAATATAATTATTAAAGCTTTTGAAGATTACATTTTGTTGAAATATAATCAGTTGAGTACTGTTTGGATACCCAGCTTACCATTTTTATGGGCCTGTCGTGGTAGCATTTTAAAGGTTAATAACGGAGAATTTTTGATTGTGTGTGCACCCTTCAGTCGATTCTTCAATTATGGAGAACAATACGCAGATTCTATAAATTGGTCAACTGCACGCGTTCTTGATAAAATCGACGGGAGTTTGATGAAACTGTGGTTTGATAATGAATGTTGGCATTGGTCCACAAACGGAAATATCGATGCTGATAAAACAGAATTCGCAGTAAACGACTTATCGCAGATGTATTGTCCTTGTAAAACTTTTGGAGAATTAATTCGTACGGCTGTAAATTATAAAGATTTAGATTTTAATAATCTAAATAAAAATTTTACGTATATGTTCGAACTGGTATCTCCGTATACCAAAATTGTAATTCCATATTCAGAAACAAAACTTTATCATCTGGCTACTCGTGATAACACTACGTTTGAGGAACTCGAAACAGACATCGGGGTTGAGAAACCGAAATCTTATAATATTTCGACCGTTGATGATTGCGTGCTCGCTGCTGAAAAACTTTCTTCCGATTATGAAGGTTTTGTTGTTGTGGATAAGAATTATAATCGTATTAAAATCAAAAATCCAAAATATCTTATGATGCACAGAATGGCAAGCAATAATTCTTTGAGTATTAAAAATATTATAGAGATGATCAAAATAAACGAGTGTAGCGAATTTCTTTCTTATTTTCCAGAATACGGGAACGCATTTAATATCGTAGATCAAATTCTTAAAAAATATTATTTTGAGATGGCTAAGGAATATTCTGAGTTCAAAGAACAATCTTTATTTTTATCTCGTAGAGAAATTGCAGAAAAGATAAATAGCAATGCTAAATGGAAAGATTATCTTTTTGGCGCAATATACAAAAACGAGACAGATACAGAAAAGTATTTGTTCGAAATGAATGGCGATAGGCTTTTAAACCTTGTTCGCGAAGACTATAAAAAAATGATGGAGAAAAAAGATGCGGATACCTATTTTATACATAATGTGTGGACTGCCAGCGTCGGGGAAAACAACTAAGGCCAAAGAAATCGTTGCCGAAGAGGGTGCCGAGTACGTATCGTCTGACGAAATCAGGAAAGAATTGTATGGCGATGAAAGTTGTCAGTCTGATAATCAAAAAGTATTTGAACATTATTACAAAAGAATGAATCAATATCTTTCCGAAGGAAAAGATGTTGTTATTGATTCAACAAATGTTACTTTGAAATCGAGAAAAAGAATTATTGCCGAATGTAAAATAAATTGCGTAAAATTACTTTATATGATAGCAACTCCTATTGAATATTGTTATGAAAATGATTCAAAAAGAGAAAGGCACGTTGGGAAAGAAGTTATTGATAAATTCTGGAAAAGTTTTCAATTTCCACAAGAGTTCGAAGGCTTTGACGGTGTAAACATTGTAAATTTATATAGTAATAAATCAAAAATATCGATTGAAAAAACTATTAAAGATATGAAGTCTTTTGATCAAAAAAATCCACATCACAAGTTTACTCTTGGAGAGCATTGCTTAATTACCAAAAAGCTTTTAGAAAAGTCTTTAAAATATTTAGATATTCAATATATCAAAGATAGTTGTTATTATGCAGCCCTTATTCATGATGTTGGTAAAATATTTTCACAATCTTTTGGAGAAGATGGTGTCGCACATTATTATAATCATGCAAATATTGGCTCGTATT